GAACCACCATTGATTATCTACATACCATTTTACAGTTTTAGCAAAACCAGAATCTAAATCCCATTTTGATTGCCATCCAGTTGCCTTTATCTTTTCACAATCTAAAGCATATCTCCTATCATGTCCAGGACGAATGTTGTGGTCTGGTACAAGTTTAATGTTTTCTGGTCTTCCAACAAGCCTAGAGATTTTTTTAGCCAAATCTATATTAGACAATTCTTGTTCGCCAGCCACATGATATATTTCTCCGGCTTTACCATTATCTAATAAGTGCATGATAGCTGAGCAATGGTCTTCTACATAAAGCCACATTCGTTTGTGCTGACCATCACCATAAACCGGTAAAGGTTCTCCCATTAAAGCCTTCTTTATAAATACGGGAAATACTTTTTCTGTTCCTTGGTATTCTCCATAATTATTTTCCGTTCTTGTTATGATGGTATCAATCCCGTAAGAATTGTGATAAGATAAAACTAATGAATCACCAGCCATTTTTGTGGCTGCATATGGATTGGTTGGATTTGGTCGTGAATCTTCTTTATACTTGCCTTTTAAAATAGCACCATATACTTCATCAGTAGAAATCTGAATATATTTTTTAACTGTGTTGCTTTTTCGAACCTCTTCTAAGATTTTGAAAGTACCAACTACATTGCTTTGAATAAAAGGAGTTGGATCTCTTATCGAATAATCGACAAATGTTTTTGCTCCAAAATGAACAACTACATCTACATCTTTGAAAGCATCGGTAATGTCATCCTTTGCAAAATCTGCGTAATACATATTAAATCTTCTTTTATTCCAAGCTTCTTCTAACCTTGCTCTATTCTTAACATACGAATTTCTGTTTAATCCAATTACTTCTATATCCTTAAAATTGTTTAGAACATATCGTACAAAATGAGAACCGATAAATCCTAAACATCCAGTTACGAGTATTTTCATTTCATCATTTCACTCCATTTTTTTAAGTAAGGATCATCTGGAAAGTAAGAATGATAATTATGAACGCTTCCTTTTGTTTCTGTTTGCCAAGAAGGATTCTTAGCCAGTTCTTCTATCTTTGTTACACACTGCCCACAATTCCATTTCTTGTGGTCTTTAAAACTATTTCCATAATGACCTAATGATTCTATAAATACATCAGCATGAGTTATTTCTTCTCTATTCTTAATCCTCCATTTCTTTGGAGTTTTAGGCTCTTTCAGAACTATTTGTAACACTCTTTCCCAAGAACTATCAAGATTATCTAATGTAAATCTTTTAATAGCTTCTTCTCTTGCTGCTCTGCCTATTTCTTTTCTCCAATTAATATTGTTATATAAATCTTTTATAGCTTGAACATAACCTTTCATATCTCTGACAATTATTCCTGTTTTGTTATTTTTAACCATATATTTCTCCATATCATTATCAAAAACAACAGAAGGAACACCAGCACCCATTGCTATTTGTAAAACTAAATCACATGTACCATAATGATAAGGAGCTAATGGATAACCAAACACATCAAATGTAGAGAGATAATCTTTTAGCTTTGACTTATGAACATAGCCAGTAAATTCAATGTTTAATCCTCTCTCTTTTGCTTCTGCTTCAATCTCCTTATGTTGTGCTCCACCAACAACAACAAATTTAACATTATGTATAATTCTTGTAATCAATTCACACATCCCTAAGAAATTAGGATGCATTTTAGCGTAATCAACTGTACCAATATAACCAATAACAAATCCTTTATGTTTCTTCTTTTCTAAATTAATATATTCATCTACACCATCAGTAGACCAAACATCAAACACTCTTATAAATCCTCTTTGTTTTTCTACATCCTTTACTTTATAACTCAGAGGCGTTGTGAATACAAATAAATCTGGATATCTTAATATCTTTTCAGTATAAATATTAGGAGGATGAAAACCAGAATTATGTCCCCACATAACAACTCTACAAGGAGGCAATTCAGTTCTAACTAAAAAGTCATATAATAATGGGTGATTCCATTGATGAATAAGAATTATATCAGCATCTGGTATTTTCTTAATAATTTCTTCATAACTAATGTTATCTTTGTAAGATATGCCTAGCGATTCTATTTTCTCTTCAACATAATCCATGGTATAACCAAGAGATAGAATTTCATGTTCAAATGTTTTATTCTTAGATATATAACCTAATATTGTACTTCCTACGCCACCACCTAAATGCGGTGTGATATGTAATAATTTATATGTCAATTATTTCACCTTTAAATCCTAATTCTTTTGCTTTCTTTGTAAGAGTTTCTTTGTGAACTGAAGCTGTAATAATAAGAAATGAATTCTCATCTGCTTCTTTTAATATTTCACTGCTGTGGATTTTCATCCCTTTGAATGTCTTTTCTTGCTTTGCTGGAATATCATCAACAAGAATTAAATTTAGGTGTTTTAATCTAGTATAAGGATAGAGATACATAAATTCTCTTCCTATTCCCCAGCAATATATTTGACCAGTAACTTTTAACATAGCTCTTATAAGTGGTAATTTTAATGAACCAATCATTTTTGTTTCTCCTGCTTCAAAATTGATTAATTCAAAACCAAATTTCTGAGCTAATACCTTTATACCAACTATATTATAATGTTGGATATGTTCACGCATCAAATAAAAATAATCGCTATTATATTTATCTGCATTTGGAACACTTATATAAATAAATCCTCCTTCCTTTAACACTCTTTTCATTTCCATAAAAGCCTTGTGAGGATCATTTAAATGTTCTAACACTTGATCTAAGATTAACATGTCAAAAGTATTGTCTTCAAAGGGAATTTCATACACACTTCCAACCTTTATTCTATCCATATTAGCCTTATCTACATATGCTTGTATTGGCTCTATTCCATAAACATTAAACCAACCTTTCGTTTCACAGTATTTTATAAATCCACCAAGAGCACAGCCGACATCTAATATCTTACCTTCATATTTTGCATAAGGCAATATGAAATCAAATAATTCTTCATATCTTTGTTCATTATCAGCTCCTGGTCTATCAGTTACATCATCGTTAGCACTTAAATTTATAGGAGCATATTCTTCTTCATAATATTTTCCAAGATTTTCAATTTCTTTCTTACTTAATGAATTAAATATATGACCACAATTTTTGCATTTTCTACTTGTTATATCACTATATAAGAAAGAACCATCAAATTTTTCACAAGTAAAGAACTTGTACAAATCAGAATAATCTCCACCACATACTGGACAATTCATTTTAACCATCTTTTATATATTTCTTTTGCCTGAAAGTCTAAATCAACAGGCATTCCATGTGATAATTGAGAACAATTACCACAAATTTCATGTGTTTTTCTTAATTTATTTATATGGAATTCTTGATAAAATCTCATTTCATCTCCATTCCAAATTTCTTTTACTGATTGTTTATTTACATCTCCTATCTGTAATTCTCTTGCCCAATCAATAAAGCAAGCGCTTACAATACCGTCAGAATTAATTGACATTTGATAGAAGACATATGGACATACTTCTACTTCATGTATTGGTTGACCATATATTCCAACTTCTTCATTCTGAGGAGGACCATCAAAATTATACCAACAATTCATAGTGTGTTCAATGGCTATGCCATCACATATATCTCCAAAGATTTCAAAGAACTTATCTTTCTCTTCTTCATATAAGAAATCACCATTAATCTTAATAAATATTTCTAATTGTTTCCTATTCTCGTATAGGTATTTAATATTATTTACTAGTCTATCAAAGTTAATTCTCTTATTAGCAAACTCTAAATATTGATCTCCATTTACGCCTTCGATTGAAATGTTAATTCTATCTAAACCTGCTTCCACAATATCTAAACTGGTTTTAGGATTTAACAATGAACCATTTGTAGTTGTATCTACCGCATTACAGCAACCGCTGAGTTTGGCGTACTTTACCATATCTGCAAACCGTGGATTTGCTAACGGTTCTCCGTGTAAATATAACCGTAATACTTTTATTGGCTTTTCAAATTCACAAATGTCATCTACAATCTTTTTAAACAGGTCAAATTTCATAAAGGTTTGTGGTCTTCCAACATCATTTAATAATGATTTATCTCCAGATGGACAAAACCTACATCTGAAATTACACCAATCGCAAGGATCTACAAATATAACCCAAGGAGTATTAAGAGGAATATTATCTGCCAATGACTCTCTATTTTCTAATTGAATTCTTGTTTTTATTTTAGCTTTCATCTTGTCTTATTTTTATGAGGAAATTTCTTTTTTGGTATATTTTTATTTAAAAATTTACAAATTGGTTTCCAACCAAAATTCTTGTTTAAATTTAATACTAACAGTTCCCTATCTTTAAAATATTCAAAGACTTCTTTGTGATGTCTTTCATAAACTTCAGTATATTTTTGTCTGTTAAAATTCTTATCTCCATACATTAATTCCCTAAATTCATCGTCTCTTTTTAATGCTATTCCATTTTTCAGAAACCATTTACAAGATTTTAACCAATCATCTAAAGGTCTTGTTGTGAAGATAAACTTAGAATTTGGAAATAATTTATCTAATTCTTTATATTGATAAGCTATAGGAGAATCGCTAGCTCCATCAAATCCTTTCAATTGTTTTGCCATTTGTGGTAACAATGGCGGTCTTGGATGATGATTTATTTTATATCCTAACATTCCTAAAGCGTTCTTTAATGAAGTTGTTCCCATCCTAGACAAACTTATTATAAAAATCATATTGTCACCAATAACTATTATGTATTTTTTTCTTATTAACATAAAGATTTTTAGATAAATCACTAATCATATTATCAACAATTCTAAATCCTTTTCTTCTTCTGTCTTGTGGCACTTTATCAATGTGAGGTCTTGAGTGAAAAATATGAACAAAAGGAAAGAAATGGGAATCTTCTTTTAGTTTATAAACTTTTGTTAATATTCCATGAGCATAGTTTCTAATGCCTGCATTATAATCTGTTCTCTCGTCATAACCACGAGCTTCATATAAGAATGGTCTATAAATTAAAGTACAAACAGAATGACTGGCTCTCTTATGATTTGTTTTGAATAATTTACCATCTTGATAAGAAGCATACCCTGTCATTCTAAGATAATAATCTTTTCCATTAAATCTATTCAACCAACCTTTTAAATGTTCTTCAAGATTTTCTGGATAATAAATCCAAAAGTTTAAATAACACATAAAGTTTTCCTTCATTTCATTTATTATCTTATTAGCAATTTTGGGTTCGTGAAAGAACACTCCTTTTGTTTTCTCAATAGTTAAGAAAGTGAAACCATATTCTTCTGCAATCTCTTTAATGTTATCAGTAGAACTATAATCTCCAATATAAACTCTTTCTCCATACTGTTTAACAGAATCAAATGATTTTCTAACTTGCTTTTCTCCTACATATTCTACTGGATTGCGTGAATAATAATAATATCCTATGGTTTTTTCTCCACCATATTTCTCTACTATATCATTTTTTACTTTTGTTGGATTCAAGAGGATTCCTCCAGCGTTCTATTTTATTCCAATCACTAATATGTTTATGATAAAACCAACAATCTTTTATTACAAACATTCTACCTTCATTTTCTCTCATTCGTTTTTGGAGAATTTCTTCGCCGCCACTCCATTTCCATTTCATATCGCAAAAATCTCCATTAGGAAGTTTAAATTTTTGGTAAAATTCGTTAGTAAAAGCCATTAAAAAACCATTGATATGGTCTCCAGAATTGTTCGTTATCTCCTTTATCCCTTTTCCCGCCTTTTCTGCCAGTTGAGGACTCCGTCTTATAACGCCGTTAGTTAATGGACCATATAAGCCAACATTTTTATGAGGATGATTTCTTATGGTATCTATAAATAAATTAATTGAATCATTAATAACAACATCATCATTAACAAGTATAATCAAATCACAATTATCTTCTACCGCCATTTTAATACCATCATTATAAGGACCAGCAAGTCCTCTAATCAATTGGTCTTCAATATAGGTATATTTTATATTGTCATAATTAGGAAGTATAAATTTCTTGTCAGATTGGTTGTCAAATAAATATAAGAAGAAATCCTTGTTACAAAATTTGTAAAGAGAAGCCACAAGAGAATTAATGGTGTTAAAATTTTTGCGTGAACACTTCTGACAGGAGTGCATTATGCAAATAAATCCCACCATAGGATTACTCATTGTCATCTTTTATCGCTTTTTCTAATTTATCAACTTTATTTGTTAATTTACTTATAAGCAATCTATTTTCAGCTACTGTATTATTAGCGGCCAATAAAGACGCTTGTTTCTCAGTTGATTTGTCACCGAAAGATTGACCTCCTCTTATAGCATAAAAATAATTTAAAAGAACTGTCCAACATGCTGGGGTTATAATCCAATTGTTACTATTTAATGCTATAATAAATTGCAATAAGGCTATGAATGTCGAAAGTAAAAGAGAGCCTATACTTATATATATTGTATCCGTAAATTTAATCTTTTTCGATAAATCAATCTTTATCACTTTTTCTTCTTTTGACATGATTTTCATCCTTCTCGTCTTTCTTTTTATTCCAGAAGTCCAACTTTATGTCGTGGTTTCCGTTTGTTGTTATTATTTTTAGTTTCATGTTATTCTCCTCTTCTTTTTTTCTGTTACAAAATAGCGCAAAGTTTCTGCTACAATATCCGTTATCAAAATCAGTCCAAAGAAAAAAGCACCGACTTCTCCACCATAAATTATGTCTTCGTTCCAATCGTGAACTCTTAACATATATAGTCCACTTCTCTCTAATACAAATATTATTAAGAAAAATATTAATGTTTGAATGAAGCTAACAAAGAATAGTTTGGATAACCACACAAACCAGCCTTTGAAATGATCTCTCATATAACTTCCAAATCCCATTTAAACCACCTTAAGATAAATTATGTTGATCAACTACACCAGTTCCGGCAAGTGATTTTCCTTCGCCATAAGCGTTGTTTCCTACCCATATACAATAATCTGGATGGGTTGTTATGTTATCATAAAGTCCATAAGCAGTTCCTGATCCAGTATTCGTTATATTATAAACAGTATTTCCTGTAATTGTTGAATAATCTGCATCTGAATATGCGTATATTCCAGCAGCATTAAAACTTGAGCTTGAAGACTGTCCATGAACATCTTGTATAACATTTCCAGTAACACTAGCGTGGTCGTCACCTATCCATATTCCAGCAACCCAAGATGAAGAACCAGTTCCACCTTCTATTTGTTCTATTGTATTGCCACTGATAGCAACAAATGAACCGCTTGTGTATATTCCAAAGGCTGCACCAGAAGATGCATCAACATCAGTTATATAATTATTAGATATATTATCATAATTAGTATTTGATTCTATACCGTAACATCCACCATTACCAGTTATATTTGCTATATAATTTCCTTGAAATATTTTTCCATATTGAATGCCATAGCTTGCGCCAGAAGTATTTGCCACACCATTAATGTAATTTCCAATTACAAAATCTGTGCTATATATACCAACAGCCTCATAACCAGATCTACCTTCTAAATCGTGAATGTAATTACTTGTAGCGTATGTAACATTCCAAATACCAATACGAATTTCTTTTATCTCACAATTAGAAACTAGATAGTTTGTTGAGCCAACATTGTAAACACCGTAACCATAACCAGTGTTAGGTCCTTCTATATAACATCTTTCTATACGAGTATAATTTGTACCAGCTCCACTAATAGCACCTACATCTGATGTAAACGATGTAGCTTGTATATACAAATCTTTTATTATAATACTATCCATGCCAGCAATAGTAAAAGCAGGATTATTTCCTGTTGTTTGTAGAATAGTATTTACTCCTTGTCCTTGAATTACAAGAGAACCACCTGAACTTATGCTAACATTCCAAGCTGCGTAAGTTCCACTTTCTATAATTATTGTTCCTCCGCCAGTTCCGATAGCTGATACAGCGCTATTAAAAGCAGATTCAGAATCAACAATATAAACATTAGAATTAATACTTGCAACTGAACCTAATGCTCCAGAACTTTCTGTAATAGTTGCGTTTTCAATCTTAGTTCCTGTTGAGTTATATCTTAATAACCTTGTATTAGTTAAGGCGTCTACATGAACATTATCAACCTGTTCAACATTTAAATTACTAACCTTAGTTGTGCTAGCTACTGATAATGGAGCAGTTCCAGTTGATAAAGTGCTTGTTAACTGTCCACTCATATTTATTGTAGTAATTCCACCTAATGCTCCAGCTGTTTCTGTAACCGTAGCATTCTCAAGTTTAGTTCCAGTAGAATTATATCTTATTAATCTAGCGTTAGTAAGAGAATCTACTTGAACACCATCAACAGCATCTGCATTTAAGTTTGTTACTTTAGTTGTTGAAGCAACTGTGAAAGGAGCAGTACCAGTTGTTTGAGTTGATGTTACTCTAACAAACGAAGGACTTGCTGTCGTAGCAACATCTTGCATAGTAGCAACATATCCCCATTCTGCTGAACTTATTGCTGCTCCTCCTATATTACTTAATTGTTGTAATTCTGCGTTGCTTATATCTACACTAGTTCCTACAATAGAATTAGCAACTAAATTAAGGTTATCATTAACAATAATGGCATCTCCGCCACCATCAATAGCCTTAACATCTTTTAAGTCAGTGTTATTTAAATCAATATCAGAATGAACATCAACAGTTCCAGATACATCAAGAGTTCCATCTATATCTGTGACATCCAAATTAGATATTCCATCAACATCTAAGTCTCCAAGAATATCTACATTATCTTGAATATTTAAACCATATATTTGTAAGACATTATTTAATTGTCTAAATCTAATATCATAAGGAGTTCCGCCAATATCTTGTGTAATCATAACACCAGCTTTGGCTGTTGCTTCTACCGCTGTTGCGTGACCAATTCCAGATGAATCTATATAAAGCCATTCACCAGTTCCAACAGCAATAGATTGTTCGTTAACTTGAATAACTTTACCATTATACATTATATATCCTTTTGATAAAGTACCACCTGACCAAGAACAACCTTCTATTACAAATCTAGGCAATAAAAGCCTACCAAGTATTTGATGAATCATCCATTGAATTCCAGGAATACCATCACCAGCATTTGGTGTGTATTGAAGTATTCTTGGATCAAATCTGCCTGGTCTTTGTTGCTGACTTACATCATTCATATCCCTATTATATTTATTGCTTGCCATTTACCTCACTTAAATCTTTTCTTAATTTTTCTAATTCGTTTTTCCGTAAAGCAATTTCTTTCTTAATATCTTGTATTTCCTTCATATGTTTGTGTATGAGATAACCTTTATATGCCTTTTCAGCTTTAGCCTTTGAGTCATACATGCATTTACCGCTACCAATTCTATATTTTCCATTAGGACATTTGTGAACAGGCATTTTATAACTCACCAAATTTCCATCTAATTTCAATATCTTCATCAGGTATTAGCGGTTCATCTATATAGATTCCCGTTCCTCCAACCATCCCACTACCATAGATAGAAACCCTACATAACATTGAATTAGGTTTACTAGCTTCATGGTAAGAAGGATCGTGTGTAGGACCTGAACTTCCTAAGAATAGACCAAACTCTCTTATCATTGCTCCTGTGGGCAAATTACCTGGAACATTAAATCGACCGGTAAATTCAAGGGTTTGATCTCTCCTCGTTACACTTAATTGGATTCTATTTCCAATTTCGTTAGATAAAGTAGAATCTTCTGGACTTACAAGCACAGTATCTGTTATAGTATAATCTGTACTTCCACTTGGTACTCCATAAATTCCACCTGCTCTTTCTACTGATGCGTTGTTAAACATGCATGTACCAGCCGCGCCATATCTAGGTTGATACCATAACCCTACATTCCCTGTTCCATAATCACCAGGATCTTTTGGATTATGCCAAGTCTTCCTTCCTCCGAGAAAATCTAATATATATTCTTTTCCATCATCAACAAGAAGATTTGGAAATTCTCCCCAAACTTTCTTTTCGTATTTCTTATTTCCTTTTATTATTTCTACTTTTCCTTCTAATCCAAATAATTTCATTATAAACACACTCCAGTTCCTATATTGAATGGCATATCTGGTAAGAAATAATTTTCATACAAATCAGTTACGCCACTTAAACAATCTGTGTGATTCAAACCCCAACCCCAAGGATATAAGGTTTGCCAATTCTTATTTTTTGTATAACCAGAAACATTTGTTATACCAAATCCATCTACAAAACCAGTTCCTTCGGTTGTGTTGTGGAATTTAATGTAACCAACATTTCCGGGAGTATTACCACTTGAAAATTGTGTTTTATTTATAAAAGTTCTTCTTTTAGAAGCACTTTGATCATAATATATACTTATATGAAACTCATTGTCTGGATAAGAATTATAAATCAAACCACTAGGATCTACTAATCCATTTTGAGATTGATTATATTCTATCCAATATAATTCTTCTAAGCCTGTGCCTAAAACGCTACATCTTAATGTTGAACTTTCTGGATGAATCCAAAAGTCTATATGACCACTTGTATAAGAGCCAACCATATAATTCATTGAGCTTCCGTTGCCTTTAAGCCTTGCAACATGCCTGAACTTGTCATTAGCGTTGAATATATCAACCGCTCCGCTAGTTTGCCAGATTCCTGACAAGGCAACGCCTGTAGTTTCGAAATTATCCACCGCTTCAATCCATCCATTATAACATCTGAGTCTACTATTCCAATCATCATATATATAATCTAAACTCCCTAAATCCCAATATTTTTTAGTTAAAATTTTAGGTTTTGTCTTCATATAGAAGACTTCTTGTTCGAGAAGATCATCAAGATTTCCAATATATCTTGTTTCGTAAAATCCTACAAATACACTCACACCAGCTGGTGTAACAGACTGAGCAATATATTTTGCTAATTCTGTGTCTCCTGCATCAAAAGGAGCACCTAATTCTGCTTCTAAAGGCAAATCAATTTGCCAATGAGGCATTGAATAATGGTATCTTTCTGTGATAATAATAGAAGATTGTGGCACATTATAGAAATGCGCAAATAATCTTTTAATTTCTGTGATTGTTGGAGTTACCCACCATTTCTGAGTCCAACATTTATTCACAAATTCCCATATCTTAGCGTTTTGTGCATCTGTTACAGGATATTCAGAATATTTCGTTCTTGTTAATCTTACATCATAACCTTTATCAATTTGGATTCCTTTCTCAGCATTATATCCACTATAACCATAAGAAGAACATTGCGGACATGTATCTCCAGTATCTGGATCTATTCCACTACCATTACAATATGGACATTTTGCTGGTGCAACCCAAATAGAATTTATTATTTCCTTAATCATGTTGTGGATTTTATACATACCTAAAAGCCATATTAGTTGGCTACCAACACTTGCTAAAAGATAAAACTTAACTTTTCCTCCTCGTTGACCAAGTATTTCAACATTAGATTGCACATCAGTTATTTCATATATCTTATTACCTAAACCAGATATTAACCAACATGCTCCATGTCTTGTGAATCTAGGAATTTCCAGAGTTGCTTCAACTGTTTCAGAACCTTCTCCATAAGTTTCTTTTGTTAATTCTCTACCAATTTGATTCCAAGTTTCTGTTCCTGTGACTTCAGCTATTTTACCAGTTATAGTCAATGTTAAATTAGATTCTCTTATTTGTTCGTCTACGATTGCTATTACTGGTCCAGGAGCTGTAACAGTTCCATACTTAGAAACATTCTTTTGTATGAAACCCTCTGTTCTATTCCATTCAGCAAGTTCGATTATATTTGCTCCAGCGTGAGGTGTTTCTTCTCTAACTCTTTTGAACGCCGTGTTCACATAATAATCAATTTGGTCACGAATATCCATTTTATCCTACTCCTCTTTGGAGGTTTCTACTTCCTAGGTCAGGTATTTCGTCGTCAGCTAAATATATATCTTCTTGTTCCCACACTGATTGATCTGACCTTTTAATATAAAGTTCTTTTTGTCTCCATACATTTGGATGTTTCATTATCTCATACTCAATACGAGAATAAATAACATTATCTCCAGTTTCTAAAGATTCAAGATAACTTTCAATATTAGCTATTACATCTTCTCTTACTGTAGCAAAATCTGATAATTCAGTTACATAGATAATACCTTTAATATCTATATCAATTTCTTCTGACTCTAATATTTGGTATTGAATTCCTACTGGACTATATCCTCCGCCATCAATATAATCCAATTGACCATCTAACACATCTTTTAGATTCTCAAAACCAAATCCGTCTTCTGGAGATAAAATAACTGTGTAACCAGCACCATTATACCAATTTTTAAACATTAAATGTATTCCAGTTGGTTGTTCTTGTGCAACGCCAGACACATATTTATATAAACTATATCTTGAATCTCCTCCACCATAACTTTCAAGACTTGTTCTAATTTCCCAATAATTTGTAGCAAAGTCTATACCAGTTACACCATCCTCTGGAGGATGACACCATAAATCAAATCTATAAGTTTTAGTTTTATCCAATCCATTATACTTTAGGTCAAAGTTAATATCTTGAAATCCTGTGAGTCCTGGAATTAAATCAATTTCTTCTATTAAAGTTTCGTCTAAATGTAAACCAGTTTGCACAGTGTTTAATCTAATACCACATTTTATTCCTGGTGGTGCATTAACAGCTCTTCCACTTAATGTTATTCTACCTAATGAAAGAACTAAATCACCTGGCACAAAAGATTGGCTCCATATTAAACCGTAAGAATCAACTCTTTTCACTGTACCAGTAGTAGGAGAATCCCAATTGAGAACTGAAGTTTGGTCAACGCCTTTATCTTGATAAACTTTTACTGCTCTGACTCCCTCTATATTTGAAGCTAAATCTTTAACTTTTGCTAAAGTAAATGTTCTATATCTTGCTTCTAACTGTCTTGCTCTGTAAACATCATCAGATTCTTTATCTGTTCCAGATGTTATATCTTCACTGTTTGTAACAGTTAAGAATGAATATGTAACGCTATTTGTTATTTCTCCAACTTTTGCATTGCTAACAGCACCAGAAGCAACAGAAGTAACCTCAACCCTTCTTGTAACTTGTCCTTCAACTTCTACATAATATCCTTCATTCTCAATTATATAACCAGAACTAGCATCGAGCCAATGAATGTTATTGTGATAAGTTTCATCAAACTCCCAAACACTTTCTGGTATTACAGTCAGGTTTTCTTTTAGAACTTGAACTACGCTTTGGGCATAAGGATAATCACTTGAAAAATAATCATAAGATTCTCCAGTTTTACTTTTAGTTCCTTGAATTCTATATGGAATATAAGAATCTTCATCTGCCAAATAAGAATTAAGAGATGACCTAAATTCTGCTCCTTGTGCAATTAAAATTGGTGCTCCATTTATTGTTGCTGTACAATCGACATATCCTTCAGCATGTGTAGCACCTCTTCGAGGCATTCCATTTTCTATTCCATGTTTATCAAGCCAAGTACCAACAGCTTGTCTTATAGACATTTGTTCTGCTGCTGTTTCTAAAAGTGTTTCATAATAAAATTCGTCAAGGCTGTGAATCTTCATTTGTTGCCAAAGCCAAGAACTAGGAGTAAAGTTAACTACATCCATTATATCTTTTGCTTTTTCTTCATAGTCTTCTATAATTTCTTTTGCGCTTCTTGGAGTAAATCCATCATCATTATACGGCATTTGGTATTCCCTCTTCTAATAATACTATATCTCCTAATTTTGATTGAACTGCAACTTTAATATGTAATTGCTGACCATCCCGCCAAGCCTCAATTGAGTCTATCGCAAAAATTAATCTTTCTTTTGCTGGATCGAGAGCATCGGCTAATAAGCTCTTTATAACTTCTGTTGGTGCACCGCCACTGTTCATTCTTACCGCAGAACGCAAATCAAATCCATAGTATAAATTCCATATTTCAGAACCAGTTTGAGTGTTTAACAGATTGTCTATAATTTGATAAAATGCATAATTGTCTTCTATTTCTATGTAATCTCCATCCTCCATAATTGGATCACCAGTTCGGAGGTCTAACAGAATTCCAGGCATTTTTTACCATTCCTCACATTTGTCATTTTTTTTCCTTCCTTAACCTTATATTGTTTTTAAAGTTTATAAAGTTATGTATTTTTTTATTTTTGTTTTAGTATCCATGTGTTTAATACTTCTCATAACATTCCACAATTCTTTATATACATCAAAAGGAACATCAATAAAATCAGCAATCTTCTTCATTTCTGTATCAAAATCATTCATTAAATCGTGGAAGTTAATTCTTAAAACCAATTCTTTAGGATACTCAGCCAAAAACTCTTCTTCTTTCTTTTCTTTTAACACATTCCAAAATACAACAGTTTTATAATCTTTTGGTACAAAACCAAATTCATCTATAAAAATTTGCTGAAATGCTTTTGATTTTGAAACCAGATTCTTCCATAATCCATCTTCCCATATTTTTATATGAGAATTTATTCTTTCCATTAAAGGTCTATCCAATTTTATTATCTTACTATTTGGATATATTTTTATAAATTCTTTAATAAGAAAGATTAATTCTGGACATTTACATATTTCCCATTTATATTTTGGTATAATTTTATCCATGTTAATTTTAGGGTATTTGAACCATAAATTCATTCTAACTTCTGGTGGTTCAGAATCGTGTGTATGTAACGACCATAAACCCCAATTAAGTAATCCTGTTAATAAGAGACATTTATGAACTAAACTTGTTGCTGCTCTACTACCTAATATAATTATCTTATCCTTCCTTAAATTTCTTGTCCATTTAGTCAATTAACAAACTCATCTCTGTAATAAAATTTTGTATAAATTCGGCGCTATCAAAATCTTGTATTAATTCGTCTAAACCTACAACATCAGTGTCTATGTCACCAAACACATAATTGTCTATTCCTTGCCTTCCCATCACATTAACTCTATAAGCATGATATTCATTATCTGGTAATATTGTTTTCATCATTTCTCTATCTACATGAAAAAATATATCACTATGAACAGCCATAATCTTATTTGGTATTCCGTTATCAATTACCCACCCAAATAGTTTATCATTTTGTGTTTTTAATCCATAGGCTTTATCTTCTACTCCTAAGACAGCATCTTTTCTTATAAGTATATCACAAGGAATACTATAATGTTTTTCAAGAGTATTTTTAACAGCTTGAAAACCTAATCCTTTCCCCTTTCTATGGAAAACAGCCCAAGAGAAATTCATAGGTTGGTATATCATCGTTTCTGCTTTTATATTTGGAGTATTTATGACATAGGCATCATAAGAACCTGCTTGGAAGGTGCTGTTTTTACATTTAAATATTATTGGTTTTGTATGCCATTGATTATAACTAAATCTACCTATTAAATGGCTATCTTCATAACCAGCTCCAGTTCTTATTCCACTCATTACATTTTTTATTTCAAATAAATCAAAAAATACATCCTGTTGCGATTCGTTTATTTTAACTCTCATTTATTTTCACAATATTTTCTTCATTAAGGTAATTTTTCCAATCACCTATTATTCCTTTTCTACTACAAGGTATTAAACCTATGCTTTCCATAGGCTTAAATCTTTCACAAACCTTATTTATTTCTTCATCAGTTTTGTGAACATTAAGAAAATTCAACACTTTCTTTATTGTATCATTTAAATTATTCCACATATCTTCATAATGAATTAACAAATAGTTAGGATGTTTAAATTCATTATACATTTTCCATTGTGTAACTGTGAAATCAAATAATTGCTTGTCTTCTGATATCTTTCTATTCATAAAACTTTCATCTCTTTCCATCTCTACACTATAAATGTACCATATTTTAGATACAAATATATCTTTTAATTCTCTGGTTAAAGAGATTACCTTTGCAAATTCACATAAATCTTTTGGATTAACCCAATGACATCTAACTCTTTTGTGCTCTTCTAATAACTTTTTTATATTATCTGGATTTTGTTCTCTTACTGTGATAGGAATAAATTTAAATTTTAATAAAGATCTTAATATATGGTTTAACCAATTAGAACCGACTCTCATTTGTGTTGATATTATATATTCCATTACTATGCTCCATATAATATTTCTCTTATTGCATCTATTCTTGCTTGGCATTCTTCCAAATTTTCAACATTACAATCGTGGCAGAGTATATTTAATTCATTCAATCTTGTATGAGTTTCATCGTCTAAACCCATAACAATTGTATATCCACAATCATTAAACCAGTCTTCATCTTCCCTATTTCTTACTTGTGGGAAATCTCTACATATATCTGGTCTATTTTCATATATATTACATACCGCCAATCCTTCAGCATCAAAACTTAAGTGTTCACAAGGTTTTCTTGTGCCACCAAGTTCTGGTCTTTTATCTAAGAAATAACAACACTTACCACATCTTTTACAACTTCCTGTTATGATAAATGGATTATTATCTTTAACCATATCATAAAATTCTTGTATTTTTAAAGGACATTCTTTTATCGGCAATTTTGTAATATATCCTCTATTAATTCTATTCTTAATTTACAAGCTTCTTGATATTTTTGAGTTGGACAGAAATAACATTTTAAATTTAATCTGTCTAATGCTTCTTGTTTTTCTAATTCAATATTTGCTCTAAATGTATAACCACAATCTTTATACCACTCTTTATCTTCTTCTGTTTTGTATGGTAAAACTGGATGATCTTTACAATTCTGTGGTCTTGTTTTATATATTAAACACACCGCTGTATTACCATCATATCTAAGAAACTCACAAGGTACTCTTTCTCTTGTTTCCCTATTTATTATAAAATGACAACATTTACCACATCTATTACACTGTCCTTCTCTCATAAATGGATTATTATCTCTTACCATTTCATAATGTTTTTGTGGATCTACTTCCAATCCATTTCTTAATTTCATTAACACCATTAGTTATACTCACAACTACACACTTTATCACAGCTACATTCATTGTAACAATCACAATCATCATCACAGGTACAATCTGTATTACATCCACAGCCTTGTGATTGACAGGTACATTGATTTTCACAACTACAGTAACCATATTTATTACAACTACAATCTAAGCATGTCATCCAACAAACATAATTTAAATCACAGCCACAGTCGGTATTACACCCACAACCTTGAGCTTCGCAAGTACATGCTTCTGTGTTACAATCACACTCATTACCACAACTACTATAATATGTGTTGCAGTCACAGTCATTGCCACAATCATTGTCACATAAACATCCTTCGTCTTCGCAAGTACATTGTGATTCACAGGTACATTGGAATTCACAGGTACATACTAAAGCACAGTGACCAGAACATCCACATATATCTATATTACACGCACAGGAATAATCGTCACAACCACAGACAGTATCACATCCACAACCTTCTGCTTGACAGGTACATTGAGCCTCACAATTACAGTAACCAAAACAAGTACAATCGTCATCACAACCACATACCAAATCACAAGAACAGCTGTAAGTTTGACTATATGTATCGCAATCACATTGAGCTACCAGATTATCTATATCAGCATCAATCTCATTTATGTTAACGGCAGTAATCTCATCACCTGCATCGTGATCACCTGAAGATGCCGTAAGAGACAATGTTGTTCCTGTTTTAGTTGTATCTCCTGCGTCACGATCACCATCTGCTTCACAATAACAATGATGAGCATTAATAAGAGAATTCTGAGAAATCATATCTTTAAATTTTTGACCCAAAATTTCAGCATCAGCACTGACACTACCTATATCGGTGAGTCCAACTCCCCTACCATTTTCCTCGTTGTTAATTTTAGTGATAATTGCGTTAATATCACTGGCAGTTATTTCGTTGTCTTGGGTTACCATCGCTAATATTATATTTGCGTTTTAATTCTTCTATTGCTCTTGATAATTCAGTAAACATTATATTGTATTTTGCGTTTTGATAATACACAGTATTGCTTGTTTGAATATTTGTGGCAGGACACCACATAAACCATGGAATTTTAAATCCTTTTTGTAAATCTGTAATTGAAGAATACATTTTTTCTTCTTCTTTCAATCTCGAATAAGAATTATACTGTTTGTAATTTTTGAATTCTTTTGGCTTATATACATTACCTAATTTATAATTTTCTCTTTCTGGTACAGTTGCTAAACGATGACAAGGATATATATCAAAATTTTCATCAATTGCTAATAAACTAGTACCAGCACCGCAAGACGCACCAATTCTGTTAAATAAAGACGATAATGTTGTAATCTTTTCTTTATATGTGAAATCTGGAAGTTTCATAATCATTTCTGTAAATTTATAGAACTGTTCAATAATAATATCTACATCCTTATCATCCCAATCTTCTTCAAATATAACTTGAATTGTGTTTTGTCTTAGATGTTTTGTAGCTTCTTCCTTACTTTGTAACCTATATATTTTAAAAAACCAAAATAAAGATTCTGCTAAATAAGGTAATGTTTCTTTTGTGCAAACTCCGTGAATAGACCAAGGAACTTTATGCTTAATACAAGCAGATATTCCTTTTATAATATCATCAAAAGTTCCTCTTCCATTTGCATACTTTCTATTAATATCATTAACATGTCTTGGTCCATCGACACTTATTTGCATGTGTAAACCAAGTTCTTTAATCTTTTCTATATATTTAGGAATAAGAACGCCGTTTGTTATAAGATTCTCTTTAATAAGTTTTTTCTTATGTTCATCTGCAGTTTCTAATATCTTTTCTAATAATTCCAATCGTAATAATGGTTCACCACCAAAAGGAAAGAACGCTGTAAAACAACCTTCTTCAACATATTTTCTAAATTTTTCAACATCCATATTTCCATTATATTTATGTTCAAAGCAATATTTACACCTTAAATTACATTTACCTGTAAGCATTACATCTGGACAATTAATATGAAACATCATTTTAATATACCTCCTATAAATTTTGTTATATAAGCCTCTTCAACAAAATTACCCATTATTTTCTTATTCTGATAGAAATCTGTAAGACCATCAAAATCCTTTTTCATATCTATATAACTTCTAAGAATGTTAAGCTCTTTAAAGGGAACTTCATTTCCATTGTGTTTATAGTGTTTTGCTAAGTCAAACAACATATCTCCTTCTTCAAACGCTTGTTTAGTCACATATAATTTGAAATCTCTTGATACGAATATTGTCTTCCCTTTTCTTCTATAATACATCATTGGTTGCTTATTCTTTTTATTCTTCTTATCCATAGAACTTATTTTCCATATATTTAACTGGCGCAACCAAAATTCTAATTTGTGTAATTCTTCAATTGTCATTTTATCAAAGGATTCATAATCAAAATTTATTTTAAAGAATCTATAACCAAGTTTCATATAGATTTCTATAATCTTTATAACTGACTCTTCAAAGTTGTCGTAATTAATATTGGTTTCAATCCATAAAGGATTAGACCGTGTCCAAGATAAGAATGATTCTATAATGTGTAAATCAAATCTGTTTATTTCTATGTCGTCTGTTGTTGTTATACTAAACCTTTTATTTTTTATTGGTTTGCTTCTATCAAAAAATGTTTCTAATAAATCTGGCTTAATAAGCAAATTAAAATTTGTCATTTCACACATATAATTTTCTGCAGCCAATTTTACAAATACATCTATTTCTTCAAAAGTTTTAACAGGAAGATTAATTATAACTTGTTTCGTTAGAGTTATTGTGTCTTTCTTTAAACATTCTGTAAATGTTTTGAAGTTTTCGAATTCTATTTCTTTAAAGGCGTTTAGTATATCTTTAGAATTAAATAAATCCTTAATAAAAAGTTGTCTTTCTATCATAATACTTTAACCCAATGTCTATCGTTAACCCAAACACCTCGGGTTTTAATTTTTGTTTCTTTAAACATATATTTAGCAATTGCTTTTTGCATAATAATCTCTTCTTTTGTTGCTTTAGTTAACCATCCTTTTTCATTTGGAACTAATAAGTCTCCTGCTTCATATACTTCGTCAACATGAGCTAATAAGAAACCACCAATTGAAATTGGAACGGCTCTTTGTTTAGAACCAACAGCATGTCCATAAGTATCAGAACAAATACCAATACAAGCCTTGTCAGCTCTTTTACTAGTTATCCTCAATCCTTTCTTATTAAGAGAATAACAATATCCTGGTAATTTTGAAACACCTACTTCGGCTTTCCAATAATCTGCGTAGTCGTTATATACTGCGTTATAAACTCTGGTTGCATAGAAATAACCATCATAATTTAATCTTGTGGTGTTTGTTGGGTCAGTTGAACCAGCATATAAATATGCGCTAGTTTTAGTTGTTCCAGCAATTTTTAATATTCCACTTAAATCAAGTGTGCCTTCTGCCTCAACAGCACTTACTGCTTCTGAATCAGCATATCTTACATGATGAGCACTTGTTGGAGCATCACTTAAATTTGCGTGTGCTCTTGTTGCTAAATCAGCTAAACTTGAGCCTGTCTTATCTAAATCGCTCCAAGGTAAACTACCAAAATGAACACCTGAAGCAGTTGTTAAGGCGTGAGAAGATGGTGCAAATTCAGATGGTTTATTTGCTAAGTCTCCCCAATTTAAATAACCTGCATTAAAATCATCACCATCTGCTTTCAACACAAGACCAGATGTATAAGCAATGTTACCTACATCTGATAAATCTGTTAAAGAGCCAACAACTCCTCCTCCTCCACCATACAGAGAAAACCAAAGACCAGAAGCTTGATGCCATCCATAAATACCAGAAGCATCTATTCTTATTTTATTATGATTATATAATCCAATTTCTACTTTTTGAACACCGCCATTAGCTCCACCCAATCTCCAATATGGATCAAGAGTAGAAATATGACTTCCATAGTCTATTGTTTTCCAATTAGGATCAATATAATTACCAGAAGCATATCCACCTAAGAACAATCCAACCCATACCATTGGATTTGCTTCATTGAATCGGCTTCCGCCTTTAATATAAAATGTTGACATTTAATCCGCTTCCGTTTTTAATGTTCCTTCTAATGAATTTGTTGGTGGTGGTACTGTGATACCTAAGTTTCCTATATTATGAGTGTGAATAAAGTGAGCTAGTTTCTTTCCTCCACCAGCAATATTTACAGCTCCAGCATTTGCTCCTATGTTAACTATTCCGCCTGTATTTATGTTTATTGTTCCGTTTACTATTCCTCCAACCCCATCTCCAGTCTCTATATCAATTGTGGTTCCTGCTTTATTTGTCTTTATTTTTATTGCGCTTTCAGCATATATTTCTACAAATCCTGCATCATTACGACAAATAAATTGATATCGTCCTGGACCATCACCTTGATCGTTAGTGCGAGGATCGAGAAAGAAACATCCTCCTTGTAAGAGATACATTCTTGAAATATTAGTTTGTAACATAAAATCTCCTCCAAGAAAATACATATGATTTACATCAGATAATCCTAAATGATCACATTTCTCATCTGGAGGAGTTATCTTTTGTTTATAAACTATTCCATGCTCAGATTCAATTATCCAATTCTTATTTTCTTGGTCAAAATAAATATCTCCTTCTGGAAGTTTGAGTCTAAAATCTTTTGCATCTTTTATTGGTACTACAAATTCTTCCTTTCCGTTTCCAAATACAAAAGGACCTTGAACAGTGTTTTCTATTCTATCATCTGGCATTAACATTATAAAGTTTGCTGGATCATCAGGCACTGGGAATTGTATTCCTTCTCCACTACCAAGATATGGAGTTGTTCTATCAACTTTATATAAGACATAAGAAGGATCTGTTACATTTAGAACTCTTCTTCTTGGAACTTTTTTTGTTAATTCATTCCTGTCTTTTTCATAAGTTATTCTTTCAATATATCGTTGATCATAATTTGTTTCATCGTCATCAAGATAATCTTCAACAACCGAACCTACTTTTATTTGTTTGAATAATTTCTTTCGAGAAAATCTTGTATATGCTTCAGAAATTTCTCTTTTTCCTTCTAAACTATCAAGATAAATATCTTTTGTTATTTTTTCTCCTATTGGTACAAAACAACCTACTGTTTTATCACCATTTGCTCCGACTTCATGTCTAACCCAAACACATCGAAGTTCAGTCATATTTTGTCCTTCTCTGAATTGGTAATAATAAGGAACATCAAGTGGCATTCCATGTGAATAAATCTTAACAGTATGTGGAGTTTTTACAATTTTAATAACTTCTTTTGAGTCAATCATATCAGTTGCATTAAGTTCTTCATAAGTCCATAATTCTGGACCAACAAATAAGATACCATTCTTAACTGTCCATTCTAAAGCATTTTCTTCTGTAACATAATCAATAAAATCATAAACTGTCCAATCTTCTTCAAATGCAAAGTTTGGATACTCAAATAAAGTTGTTTTCTTTTCTTCTTCAAAATGTTCTTGAAAAACTACTGGTAATAAACCACTTTTTTGTAAAACTTCATATAATAATGTTTTTATATTCCTTGTTTCATCATAAGGAAGAGCATAAGTTTGTGACATATATACTGCTGTTCTTAATAAAGCATATTCTTCTTGAACAGCAAACAAAACTTTTCTTGAAGAATTGTAATCATCATAAACTGTTACAACTCTATATTGATCTTGATGATATATTTCGTCTTTATCACCAACAAGATATAATCTTAAATCTAAAGAATATTTTGAGAAATCATAACTTTCCATATCTTGATGAACATACCAAAGCATGAAGTCTGGTATTCCATACATACCGCTAAATACTACTATATCGTCGTGATATCTACCGTCAGCATTATCAAAGCTACCAACAAATGTTAGACTTTCATCATCTGTATCAAATGGAGAATAAAATCTTATTGCCCATCTCGCTAGTTGTGGCATTTAAAAATATTCACCTTCTATATCTTGTTTCATTTCTATATTGTTTGTTCCAACACCAGCAATATTATTCATAAACTTGTTGCTTATTGCACCAACATATTTTCCTACATCAAATATATTAATCATAAATGATGGGAATAATTCCACTGCCGCTTTTATCATTGAGTTGTATAATGGATGATTCTCTTCCTTTTGTCTATAAACAATTTTGGTTTTTGCCTTATCTCCTCTTGTAGGAAAAACCATTTTCTTAAATTCATATTTAGGTTCTGGATCATATTTTCTAAAGAATATTGTATATTCTATTTGTTTCATTCCAGTTCTATCAACTGATTGTCTCCATGAATAAGTTTCAATATACATTGATAAATATATACGATGTTTTGTAATAACAGGAAATGTTAAATGTCTATCATGGTAACCAGTACCAATATTTTTTAAGTCAAATTCTTCCCATGCTTGATTATTTGCTTCAACCCTTCTTGCTACATCCACAATAGCTTGAGTTCCATCTGGTCTTGTAACAACAACTCTATTCTTATTAACTGGTAGATTTACAAGTTGAGAAAAATCTGTATAATAATGAAATGGAGGAGAAGTTTTCGCTGCTTCAGATTGTAATTTTAATAAATCAATCCTAGTACTTGAACCATACAAAAATAATAAATCAAGCATATTAAGAAAGATAAATCTATTTGGACCATATGCTTTTCCAACTATTCTTAATGATTCATTTCCTCCGTCTTGGTGTGCTAAAAATATACCTCCATTAGCTCTATATCTCACATCCCTATCTGAAATGCCGTGACTTAGTTCTTCTATTGTTCCTAAAGGTATTCCTCCTATTACAGCTGAAGGTTTAATACGATCTAAGTTTCCATAATAATATCTTGCTAAAGAGTAAGACATAGCTATACCATTTAACATTGATGCTTTTGAATCATAACCTAAGTAATCATTCATAACTTTACCTAGTATTACACCTCCGCCAACTCCACCAACCGAACCTAATGTAGTCAGAATAATATTTTGCATGCTCATATTACCAAACCTCCTAATGCTAACATAAATGTCATACCGACATCTACTGCATCTACATCATAATAATTTTTAATTTTCCAATTCTTATTATCAATAAACCAAGTTTCTTGACCCATTCTAAACAATCTATATGTGAAGTTTATTGCGTAATTTATAACTTCTTGAACTTTTGTTTCTTTCTTTAATCCATAATATGTTTTTTCAGCATTAGCTAAAAATTCAGTTGGTTCAGTATAAGTTCTTAACAATAAATCATATTCAATTGTGTCTTTTTTCCCTTTTAAAGTTTCTGAAAAAGAGAATGTTTCTATATAACAGTTTGGTATTATTTCATGTGTTAAAACAACTGGAAATGTTATATGTTTTTCAAACGCAGGAGCTTGAACTACCACATCATCCATTTTCTGCACACTCATTAATGGACCAGCAGTTTCTCTAAATACTTCAACATCTAATTTAGTTGAACCTAAATTGGTCACTATTGGAGAATCCCAATCAAACATTTGCATATATCTTTGAGTTAATAAAGAAAGTATCCATAAACAAGTTAACCATATATAGCGTCCTGGACCAGTTAATTTTCCACTTATCTTAATTGCGTCACTTCCTCCTGCTTGTTGGTGAGCTAAAAAGATACTTCCAATAGCTCTGAACTTTACAACTTTATTGGAGTGAGCAACTTCTATATTCTGTATTGAAGTAGGATGATCCGTACCCATAGAACCTAATGGTAAAAATCCAACAACACATTCATTTTCTGCACCTGCCACTAAAGCACCAGCCATTAGTATCATATCAAATCCTAACTTTAATTGCTCTAATGGTGTCATAGCTAATAGTTTAGCTTTTAATTCAGATCCAGTAGATACTACATTTTTTTTAAGAGTATCCCAATATTGTTTTATTCTTTCTTCTAATGCTTTTTTTGCGTTTGAAATAGGATTTGGAAACAATTGATCCCAAGTTAAACCAGTATCTTGTATTTCAACTGGATCTTTTCGTTCAATCCATTTATTAATTTCTACAATTGCATTTGCATATTTTAATCTCTGTTTAAGAGCTAAGATTTGTGTTCTTGTAACCTTAAAATTAGGATCATTTTCTAATGCATTAAGAAGAGCTTTTAAAGTTCTGTATTTACTGGTTCTAACTTGACCAGTTCCATATTCATTATAAGTAACCCAATGAGGACCGCTGGCTTTTAGAATTTTTTCAATTAACCATTCTGAAATTTCCATAGAATTTGAGACACTAAATCCCTGTCTTCGAAAACCAGCAAAAATTCCCATCCTAAATTGTAGTTCACTTATTGGCGCCATTTATAACGGTTCCTCTCTTCTCTTCTTTTGTTTTTCTCTATCATCATCTAAAGTTCTTTGTGCTTCGTCACCTCTTGGATTAATATCATCCAGAGAATCTAAAGCTTCATCTAATTTATCATCTATACTTTGTAATTGTCTTTCAGCATCAGTTCCTTTAAATATTAAATTTGGTGAAATAGTTGTGCCTTCTCCTCTTAACATTCTTGCTCTTTCTTCTTTTTCGTATTTCTCCATTGCGTTATATAAATCAGTTGATAAATCTCTCTCCAATTCTTTTTCAGTTATTTCTTGCTCCAATTCTTCCATTGCTTCTGGATTATTGAGAGTATTTAATACTCTATAAAGTTCAGTAAATTCTTGGTCAAAGTAAGCATTAATTTCTCGTTTAAGTTGTTGAGCTATATTATCTTCCATATTTGGAAAATGTCTATCCAACATATCTTTTACTACTTTTTGCCATCTTTTCTCTTTGTTAAATTCATTAAATTCTCTTGTAAAAGTATTAAGAGTATCTTCCATGCTCCACAATCTTAAATCAGTTACTTCTACACTTTTAAAACTTTCTCTAACTTCTTTTCTAAATTCATCCCAAACAGAAAAAGTAACCGCTTGATGTGCAGCATTTTCAATTTCTCTAAGTCTATTATCTAATTCTTCCATTTCATCTTGTATCTTATTTTCAACAATACTAGTAAACATATCAAAATCATCATCACTTAATTGTGGATTTATAATATCATAAGAAGGTTGTGTTATAATAGTTGGTACTCTTTCTCTCTCTTCTTTTAATATATCTTCAATATTCTTTTCACTATCTTCAATTTGCTTTATAACACGATAAAAATAATCTTGTAAATCTAATGGTATATTCTGTAAAAGCTGTCTTGTTTGTGAAGATATAAAATCTTTTAATTCATCAATATTTATATTAGCAGGTTCTTTAATTTTCTCTTCAATACTATCTAATATATCCTTTATTTCTGGTTCAAACCTTTCCTTGTTTTCTATTATTTGTTCTAATAATTCTTTATTAGTACCAATCATTTCATCAAGTTTAGCTTTATCTAAAAAGTTCTTTATTGCTGTGATTTTCTTACCATAATCTATAACTGTTTTTCTTAGAGTGGTTAATTTTCTTTCTATTCCAGCAAAGAGAGTTTCATCAACCTTAACTTTCTTAAGTTGGTCAATTATATAAGAAAGTTGATTCATTACATCCATTTTAATATAATTATCAACATCTTGAAGTTTATCTAAAAAGGCTAAGATTTGATCTCCAAATCCAGCATCAATTGCCATTACCACTCCATCGGTAATAACTTGAATTGCTGTAATGAATTGTTCACTAATAAAATGTTCTAATGCTTCTCTCATTGATGGTATTAAACCATGTAATTCTCTGCAACAATCCCTAATATTATCTAATCTTGTTAATAGTCCTCTCCAAGCTTGTTGAGAAAACCAACTTGGCATTGTAGCTTCTATTGTTCCACCTGAATCTTGTATGTCTCTTAGCATTCGATATAGATCCATAAGATTGGAACCTTGTTCAATCCTTACCGCTATTAGCAGTTCGTCTATTGGAGCGCTCACTTACTAAATCACCTAATATATCACCAAGTTTCATTGTATCTCCTGTTTTAGAGATAGAACGACCTACTGGTTTTTTATCTTGTTGTTTATCTAATTTTGATAAAATAAGAAAATCTCTCTGAAGTTTGGTCAATTTTGAAAGTTCAGCCAAAGGAACATTTAAATTAAAGACAATAGTAGCAATATGTTTTCCTTCTTTATCTCTTATTATCTCTTCAATAATTTCTTTTGGTCGATAAGATGCATCATAAATTCGTCTTGCTATTTCGTGAACATGTTGCATTTTCTTAATATCTTCAATAGAAAAAGATTCGTCTTGGAAGTCTTTCATTCCATAGTAAACAACCCAATAATCAAGATGATTGAAATAATTCCCTAGTTCAGCAAGTAGATTGTTGTCGTATGCTATTTTTTGACTTCCTTTAATTATATCCATTTTCAGTTTAAGAAAAATTTCAGCTGTTTGTTTGTCAGCACCTTTTAAGGCTTTAAAAAAACACTGATCTAGTTCATAACTAGAAATAGGACGGAGAGGTATTTTCTCTCCATTATAATTAAAATATATTACCTCATTAATCCCATGTATAATGTGTTTGATCATTAAAAACACTTAAGCTTTATATGGTATTGTGTCTAAATAATTTCCATCTCCTTCAAGCATGGTATCGAAGTTTGCTTCTAAGTCGTCAGATTCTTTTAATCTGCGTCTTAATGCCATGCACTCAAATTCCCTAACGGGAAATTCTGCTACTGTATAGTTAGTTCTTTCGTTCGTAACCCTACAGCCTAGATATTCCTCATAACCGTCTATCCAAATTCCTTTATGTGGATTGTCTTCTAAGTTAGCATCTATATCTGACGCTAAAACTAAAGACACATCAAAAGGTTGCTGTGTTGCTGAAAGTCTCCTTAACTTTTCAAATGACGCACCACTTTCTTTTGTAAAGATAGTCAGTCTTATATCAGGGACTCCGTGTTGGTATCCTTGATTGTATCGTTCTAAAGAATTAATTCTGGTTAATGGTCTTGAAATTGAAATGGAACCCCTATCAACTCCATAAATTTCAAAACTATCTTCATCAGCACCAGAAATAGGAGCAAAGAGTTCTGAAGGGTATGTTACCGTCCAGATAAGTTTAACATCCCAAGTCTTAAAATTATCTGATAACAATGGATCAGATGATGGTTGTTCACTCATTTTTTTACGCCTCGTTTCTAATTGATGTGATTATAATTTTTTCTAAAGAACTCCACCAGTAGAAACCTATTTCAATGGCTGGAATTGTTCTTGCTGCTCTTGCTGCTTGTCCTGCCGCTGTATTGTTCTTTAAGTCAATTTCAATAGGAATTTTAACATATGCTAAACCGTCTACAATTCTTTGGTCTTGTAGAGTTTTGAATATGCCAGTGATTTTACTTCTCACTTTTTGCATTCCTTGATATGACATTTGAACTGTTCTTGAAGCAAGCAATGCCCAAAGACCATTTACAAGGTTTTGACTGATTATGTATTTACATCTCACATAATTTATTCTTGAAGAGTATCCTACACCAAGAGTAAATCCGTGTGAAACAAGATATGGTTCGCCAGAAAGCTCTTTCCTCTTCATAGGAGAGGCTATTTGTCCACCATTCCAATATGTTCTATTAATAAGGCTTTCTTCTTCTTGTATTCCCATATGAAAAGTAGCAAAACTCATGGTTGTATGTGGATGAGTTCCAGCTGTCATACCCATATATCCAGCAGCCATATCGTGATTTAAAGCACTTGGCTTTGCTTTAATAAGAGCTACATCTTCTCTCTGTCCAATTAAATTTTTCATATCTTCCCATTTTGCTCCTAAAGTACAACCGCTTGCACCTGGTGCGGAACCACCTGGTAAAGCGTAAAAGAGAATACAATTTTTACCCGCTGTTGCGTTTGTAAATCTTCCAATGTCAGTTAACATATCTCCATAATAAACATTATTATCACCAGAGTTATAACAAGCTTTATTATAAGCATTTTGATATGAAACTGCCATCATATTTATTCTAAATTGTTCGATAGTTTCCGTAATATCTGCTACTGCTTTCCCTATTTTGTAAGAACATGTTATTTTAGAGCCTGTTCTTGGAGGCTTATCTATTACATTACCTGAAAGTCCATTACTGAAATTAAGTTGTCCAACCCAATTACCTAGTTCATCTGTTACTAATGAAAAGCCTAAACCTGTTACTCCATCTTGTGTATTAATCCAATATCCTGTATTTTCAGCTACTGGAAAATATTTGACTTGTTGTGTACCAACAAATCCTAATGGAGGTTTAGCCGCTGTTTCATAAATGTAATCTGATACATACAACATTGGTTGGTCTATGTAATTTTGTACAGCACCGCTAACTAAAGCTAACACATATAATGTGCAACCTGGAGTTGGAGTTGCGGAAAAGAATATAGAAACTGATTCATAGGCTTGGTCACTAGCTGTAAACCCTGCATTTACTAATTGGGTTGACCAATCATCTGCAGTACAAGCTATAACAGTAGAGCTTGATAAACTTGCTTCACTTCCTTGTACGACTAACATACAGTTATCCCAAGGAACTTCAGCAGCCGATGGTGTTTCAGCATCCCAAATTATTGTTAAATATTCACCCATTGAAAATCACCCTAAATCTCGTAGGAGTTTCTGCATTACCAATATGAACTCCTCGTATTTCTTCTGCAACTTTCTCATCTACTTCGTAGTCATCTGGCATTCTTGACCATCTGACATCTGTCCTAATATATACATCTAATTCGTACTCATGGATTCTATCTCCACTTTCAGCACGAAAGTTTGTTAAATCCTTCACCGGAGTTGGTTTCGATCTATCTATCGAAGCATTTTGATCTCGTAAAATATCATTCCAAAAGCCTAGAATTCTTCTTCTTATTCTATCGGCTATAATGATAGCGTAGTTCCTGCCACGCACAGTATTATTATTGTGATATTTTTTTGCATAGACTGTTATTGTGACTAATTCTACTTCACAATAAGCATATGTAAAATAAACATCATCTATTCTGCCTACTATATCGGCTAAAGAAGGAAATTTCTTTTCACTCGTTTGAATGAAATCTATTGCTACATATGGAAATTCTCTTTTAAATCCCTCTCCAGCTCTCCAAACTTGAATTGAGGGATTCCAAGAGCCATATGAAAAATCTACTTGATTTTGTATATCATCAATCATTCTATCTTTAGTAGATTCATATAACATTTCTTTTCCTCACTAGTCTTAATTCGGCATTTTTAAATTTGGGTTTTGAAGTATAATCTACTATATCCATAACCCTGTATGTGTTGCCATTCCAAATTACCTTAGTTCTCCCTGGAATAAGAGAAACTTTGTCCATTTCGGTTTTGCGGATATGGGCAAACAAGACTTCTGTCATTGTATAGCCACCATTTCTATCCTCTTCATAAATTGAATCGTCTGGAAGTATAAGCATCTTGACACTTTGTAGAGAACCATCAGTAATTATACCAATTCCACCTGAACCTCTAGTGGTTGTGGATTCGTTTAATACTGATACAGTTTCCTCGTATATTTTTTGTGTCTTAAACATTATAAAGGTTCATCATCCAAATATTGATAATGTGCTAGTTCACCCTCTTCCAAATCGAGTAAACCAGATTCACTTGAAATATCTGCTGCTTCTATTAGTGATTCATCTATGTTCCAGCTCCAGCCCCTTGAGGAGTCATCTTTAGCAACTCTTGGAATGGGTGTTGGAGAATTATAATTTTTAAAAAAATCATCACGGCAATAAGCCCTTACATAAGCGTAAGCCATCATTCTATAAGTATCATGGGGTAATAACTGATAGAATGGTTCTGCTGCTCCTTGTGCAAAAAAGAACATGGGTTGCCATCTTTGATACGCATAAGTCACTCTGTTTAATCGTTCTAAAGCTACATCACCAGTTGCCCACTTTACAAAGCCGAAATAACATAGCATTTCTAAGCCCATGCAAACTGCGGCACACCACAATAGATTAAACCTATCAACTATGTTAACAGGTCTCATTCTATTGGATATAATCATCTGATCTATCCTAGCCTCTATCATTCTCATAAATCTGTCAGTTAACTTCGATTCATCAAAGTCCTCGTCGTATAACTTGACAAAATACGAGATATCCTCTTTTTCTGCGTATTTTCCCATGTTTATTAACCTACCTACTGCATTGCTGTTTGATCAATTCTCAAAGCATTTGCGAAATCAGTTACCACTGGGCATACTGAAATTTCTGCAATGTTTTTGATTTCTAAAGGATCATGCTCTATGACTTGGTGCATATAGAATTCAGTTGGAGACTTTCTTGCTGCTTTATGGAGTTTGTGAGTCCATCCACAAGCGGTATAACCGAGTTGTCGGTTTGCCATTAAGCCCCATTCCCATCGACCAGAAGCGTATTCTTTGGTCATCATATCGACTTTATTTAATCTATCCCAAGTTTGTCTTAAGTAGTCACCCTTGCCTGGATAACCTTCTAAATCAGTGTTAATTCCAGGAACTTCTTTATAGGTATTACCAACCACACGAACAATTTTTAACCCTTGAATTGCACTTCCCAACACTCCTTGGGTTGTGTCTTTGATGTTAATCAATCTTTCTAAGAGTTTATCATTGTCTTCTAAATGTCTTGTGGTAACTCTTCCTAAAGCTAGAAATTCAGGCAATTCTCCAGACATAAACTCAAAGCGATCTTTAAGATAGTTAATATCTTTAAAAACATCTTTGGTTGTATTGCTCCAAGCTCCTGCTGCTAAATTGCTGTCAGCCGCTCCTCTAAAGGTTCCAGTTCTGACATTTGCAGTTGCTTGTCTCTCTAATGTCTGGTTGGAGAATGAAGCCATAACAATAGGATCTCCATAGACATATTTGGTAAGAGTAAATTCGATGAGACGGTTTATAAAACGGATTAAGTTCCTATCAAGCATTAAACGCTTGCTTTGGATAACACCGTTTTCAAAGTCTTCTTCAAACTCTTCCATATCTTCTGGATAGCCGTTCTTAATAGTACGGCAGTTAAATGTAATTCCTTCAATATGTGGTGCAGCCATCATATCTACTCTTTCACGGGGATCGTGAAATCGAGCCATCCCTTGTGGATCAGCTAACCAAGGTAAACTAAAGTGTTTCTTGGAACCTGGTCCAGGAGCCTCTTTTTTAGGCATGAATCTCATAAACATTGGCATCCACTCTTGATCAAAGAAGTCAATTGCAGCGATATAGCGCCTGTATAACCAAGTGGGTATCAGGGCGGGTTCAGTTAAATTAGACCAATCTATACTCATTTTTTTAACCTCTTTAAGTCATTGGATATTTATCATGTGTTTGTGGATTAACCCAAACTAATCCAGGAACTCCAGGTGGAGCATCTTGCAATGCTTTTCCTAAAGTGTACTTATCAGCTCTAGCGCCAGTAGGTACGCTTCCTAGAGATTCACATCCACCGTTAGATGGAATTACAGTTTGGTTGACTAAAGTCGTATATCCAGTGTGAGTGTTTACAACAGGACAAATTCCTATTTGCATCACTAACATGTCTCGTGGCCAGTAATAATCAGGTCGCATAATCTTGTCGTCATTAGATACGCCAGAAATAGCATATTTAATGTCTAATGAAACTCCAAGAGCCTCTTCAGCTCCAGCTGTTGCATTATCGTAAGATTTTACTTTCTTTTTATTAATTGGATTTCCTACGAAACCAGTGTCAGCATGTCGACAAACAGGTTCTCCTAATTCAACATCACATTCGTCAGCAAGCCAGTACTTTCCCTTAGTTAAGGCAGTAGTGTGTTCTTTAAACCATCCTTCTCTTCCTTGGTAAGACATTTATCTAATCACCTTTAAACCATTTTGAAAATTCTGGAGGCATGTTCTTAAAAGCTGATCTATCTCTCTTATTTCTAAGTCCCTCATCTTCTAATTCCTCATCAATGACTTTTTCAGCACTTTCCCTAAGGTCAGTAACTTCTGCCATTGGTTTGTCCTTTTCCAAAGATTCGAGTCTTTCTAAGAGAAATTTCTTAGCATCTTCGAATTTGCCCTCTTTTACTAAAGATTTCGCCTCTTTTGTGTAAATTGGACGCATTAATTCACCATCTTCTTTCACTGCTCGTTCAATCAATGGGTTTAACTCATCCATTTTTCTGGCTTCCTTTAGTTCGTCTACGACTTTCTCTTGTTCGTTAAGTTTTTTATTAACTTCCAAGAGCTTATCAAGGATTTCTTTACGCTCTCCTTCCTTTTCCTCTAAGAGACTATCTTTATCAGAAATGGATTTTTCGAGTGTAACGACCTTGACTTCCAAGTCTTCGAGTAATTTTTCCTTTTTCGTCAATTCTGCTTCAAGAGCCTTAATCTTTTTTAGCTCTTCAGCTTTTTCATTGTCGTCAGGCATAATATCACTCTCGTTTACAAAATCTATCATTTTACATTCTGCACACGCCGGTGTCGGTGTGAGAGAATGCTCAATAACATCGTAATGTATTGGACTTCCACCTCTATCATACTGTCTAAATCGCATCGAAATTTTTATTGGTTCTCCCAATTCATGTCTTTTTTTTATAACCTCTCTCACCTTACGATGATCATCGGTATGGTTATAAATCTCATATTCGCTTAAAATAGAACCATCTTCGGCTTTAGATTCTAAGACCGTACCATAGATGTGTGTGTTTTTGAAATCCGGAATAATTGGGTGTTCATGTCTCCATACTACTGGTTTATTTATGGAGTCTTGTGCCAATCTATTCAATCCTTTTTCACAAACGAAGTCTTTTGTAATAGATCTGGCGGTAAACCTAAACCTATCTTCCAAAATTTCTATATCTTCTAATGCAAAATCAATATTGTAATCAGTCACGGTTTAATTACCTCCTTGGTATTATATTGTTTTTAAAGTATTTAAAGGTAAACATTAAAATCTGCATCGACTATCAAATATGTACTGGTTAGTCATTGCACGATGATCTACAGTCTTATAGTTTATCTTATATTGACTATCACCATTTATATTTCCTGGACAAAGTGGTTTACGACATGACATAATAATTGAACCTTGACCATCGTATTCTGCTGCATACATTTCTTGTCCACACCATTTACAATAGAATATTCTATTAAAAGTTTTAAGAAAGTTCTTATCATGCGCCCAACCATCATCCCACGATTTTGATAATGTTTTCTCTACAATACTATTTCTATGCTCTAAATATTTTTTAGAGTCGTGAAATCTTCTTATTTTTTCTTGTTTTGTTATTGGCATATTTAACTTGCCTCCGCTATTCTTCTATAGGCGTGTGTAAGCCTAGTCATTATATCTTGCCAACCAAATACTATGGTTGCTTTTAAAATTGATTTCCTTCTTTCGTGAATCGGTCCGAAATTATAATAATAAACTCTTCCCGTTCTTGGATTTATTCTTAACCTTGTTGTTGGCGTAACATGTGAAGGATTTATTGCGCCAGAAGGTATTCCAAATAAAACTCTATTTGCATGTATATCTACAAATATTGCTCCAGTCATTGTTCCAGTTAGTACATGAGGAGGAAGTCCATGTTTAACTTTAAATGCTCTATAATCTGGATGATATCTACCTCTTCTTGGAGTAGCTCCAGTAGCCATCAATAATCTCATTTCTCCTGCATCTGTTATCTCCCATATATCATCTAAATTATCAACTAAAACATGCATATTAAGATTAGCTAGTATTCCAGCACGAACTCCTAATAGTGCTGCTCCCATAGCCGTTCCGTCTCTTAATCTATCAAGAAAACGGAGTGCTCCATCTAATGTTTTCCTAACTATAACTCTTCTTACTGACATTTATATATATGTTCCTCTACAATCGGGATTCATTTCAAGAGGTTCTTTTTCTCTATCTTCTTCTATATTAAAATTTTCATATAGAGATTGTATTATTTTCTTAATATCAGAACTATTAAAGCCAATTTGCTTAGCAAATGTTTGAAGTATTGGTTTCAAAGCTCTAATTTGTTTATTATTAAGAGCAATGATATTCTGCAACCTCTTTACTTTTTTCTTCAATTTTTCTAATTCATCCATTAATTTTCATTTGATCTATTTGGTTCAATATCCAATGTGTTTTCTTTAATAATACCTTTTTTGTTTCCTTTATTGTTTCAATTATATCTTGGTAAAAGTTTTTCTCTATTACATCATAGAAGTATGAAATTGTTTCATCATACAACGATTCTAACTTATTAGATAATAACCTTAAATCGGTATGGTTAATATAATTACATCCAATTAATGCTTCATCAATTTCTTTGTAGAAATTAATTTTATTTATCTTTTCTTTGTTGATTATATGCCACAAGTCGTCCTCTAGCGCCTGCTTGATTTTGCATAGGAGACGATTGTTTGATTTCATCTTTTTTCAAATCCTCATAGGTTTTGTTTTCGCCATCTGGTAATTTATTCAAAAATGGAAAAGAGCTTTGTGCCGCTTTTCTTGCTTCATTTATATCCTTAAAAACATGTGAATTAACACCTGTTTCTATTGCTTTCATTAAATCTAATGTTTCTTCAAATATTAAATTGCTCCATTCTACATCTATATCAGTTGGCTCTATTTCTTTAATTCCATGATAGGGTAATAAAACATTTGCATAAAAATCTGTTAATAATAATTCATATTGTCTTCGTATACCAGATATAAATCTCAACCATCCTTTTTCCAATATTCTGGATGTTGCTAATTCATTTCCAGTAGCATCTCTCTGACCCATTGAGCCAAAGATTGTATACATTATTTGTTTATCTAATTCTTTTATGTATGTTACATATATTTCGGAACTTCTTGAAGTTTGTTTCTCCAAAGTTTCGAAAGTATAATCTCCAGGAACTGCTGCTCCTCCAAATGATGTTATTTGTTTAACAAATAGACTAGCATTATCTATTGCTTTTTGCATTTCTTGTGGACTAGTAGGATAAGTACTAGTTCTTGGATCTCCAATTTTTATTATTACAAAAGGAGCCCAATGCTTTTGCGAATATTTTCTCATAAACCAAAGAATCCATCTTTTATATACAATGTAGTGCATCGCATTAGCGATGGGTGGTTTTTCGAAGAAATCACCATATAATACATTGTGTAGTTCGTCTGGTATATGTATTTTGTTTGCAATGTTGTCTCTTTGTCTAAAGTCATTGCCGTAATTAATTGATTTAGAGTCCCATTTTTTCCAGTCATGCTCATTATCCTTACCTGCCTGTCTGTAAAACTGTTTCTTTGTCCTATAGTAACTAAAGTTACCAACATGTTGAATAAATTTCCGGTATCCCATTACAGGATCTTCTCTTATTTCAATTGATTTAGGATCTAGTCGCTGAACATCTACATTATTATATTCTGGTGTCCTGTCATCAACTCTCCACATAAACTGTTTATGAATAATTGCGTCAAACCAACTATCTCTTATAAAGTCTTCAACTGTTTGTCTTTTAACATTGATTCTCCTATTCCAGTCATCTATAATCTTTTTAGCATTATCATTTTTATCAAGTCTTATTCGCAAACCATCGCCAATGATGACATGTGCCGTTATATCTGTAAAACTGGTTGATATCGAGTCATTCCAAAAAGCCTCTTCAAGATTCATGTCATTCATTTTAATCATAACCTTTTTAAGGTTCTTGAGATCTTTGTCTAACTCATACTCATCGGCCGCTATATTTGCTACAACAGCCTTATGGCTTGGTAAGTATTCAGGTTTATTCTCCTTTTCTCTCCTTATCGGCATCCGAAAAACCACCCATAAATCTTTTTATTTCATCAAACAATACATCAAATGGATTTTCGCCTGGAGGAACTTCAACAACCCTAACTTTAAATTTAGGTCTTTCAGGCTCTACCGCTATGCATGGCATACCATCAACCCATACGATTTTTGTTTTATCTAATTTATTTAATTCTTCCTCAGTTAATTCTTTTTCTTTTTCCATTATCTTACACCATATATATCAAAACTTAAGCCTCTTGGCTTAACTTGATGAACAATAATAGGTTTTTGTCTGTGACCCCATAAACTAAGAGCAAATGCAATAACTCTATCATCGTGAAATGATTGAGTTCCGTATTTAATATAATCAGTTCCTGGCATCACTTCTGCTTCAAATCTTAAGCATTCCTCCCTAAATTCTCCAATTTCTGGTTCACTAGCTGGAGGTATTTCAATTAATCCTTTTGAAAACATCTTAATTACTTCTCCTATTAGATCAGGTTTATTTGCACGGGAAATTATAAATCCTCGTGAATTCATTTTATTGTCAAAAATTTTAGTATTAATATCTTTATCAGTTCTAAGTATATACTTCTTCCCATCCTCTTTAAATACCAATATTTTTTCTCTTTGTAAAGTTTTTATGTCATCTTCGAATAATTCTACAAGAGGATCTCCCAATCCTGTGGCGTCCAGGACTGCTAAATATGGATTAAATTTTTCAACGACCATCATTAATTTTCTTCGAATATATTTATAAGTTCTTCTTAAGTCATTGTCACCTGCAACTGATAAAGCATAATCAAGAATAACATGACCAGTCTTTTTATCTCTATGTGTTACATAAAAACAAGAAGCATCATGTTTTCTACCATAATCTACACCTAATACATAAGCCTCTTTTTCATAAGAAACAAATGCATTTCTTAATTTTTGATTTGTACAATTTGTAAGCCACTGTCCTAAGATAACCATTGAGGCATCTGAGACAATTTCTCCTAAATATTCTTGTCTTCCCCATGGAGTCCAACCGTCATCATCTAATAAATCTTTTACATCAGCAGGATCTCTTAAACCATCATTCCAAGGATCAACCCAAGGAACTGAGAATCTTCCTATTCCGTATTTGTAATCTAAAGCACCACAATCAACACAAGGATACATTTCGTCTAGTGGCATTCTTCCATTTGGAAAATTATCAACATTAAATGCAGATTGATGGTATTCTGAACCACAATTGTTACAAATTATTGGTCTTGTTTCTAAACCTCTATAATAATAATCAATGAATTTTCCTTTTGGACCGTATGGAGTTGATAACATTATCCAACGCTCTCCGTGAGTGGTTGTTGGCAATGCTGCTGCGAATAAGATCTCTTCTTCTATTTGGGCTGCTTCGTCGGCAAACAGAAATGTATATGTCGACCCCCGAATGTTGTCGGTGCATGGCCATACTTCTATATAATTCCCGTTGGCGATCTCTAAGAAATCTACTCTTAATGATTTCTGAACGACATATTTCCAAAATATTGAAAACCTCAAAATTGCTTTAATTTTACGATATAATTTCTTTGCTGCTTTATCTGATGCTGATATAATTCCAATTGTACAATTTGGAAACATTAATAAGAAAGCACAAGCAGCATAAGCACAAGCACTGGTTTTTCCAGTTTGTCTTGGCCAAATCATTACAGATCCTTTAGGGATTCTTTTTGCATCACTAAATTTATATTGTGATAGAGGAAATCCAAATTGAATTGAATCAATTGCATCTTTTTGAGCCTGAGTTAATCTACATTTATGACCAGAATGATAAATATCTGGTAAGAATTCTTCTATAAAATCAACGGCTCTAAATGCAACATCTTGAAGATGTTGGATTTCTTCTGCACTAATCACTAATTCTCGCCTTTACTTTAATTTTATCTTTAATTACAATATATTCATCGGTACCTAACATTACTAATACATCGTATTGATATGTTCTTGGATCAATTGTTTTTGTATCAGCTGGTTTTAAATGAATTCTAAATTCAGAATTTGGTAAATCTGTATCTTGAATTTCATCTGCTCCTCCACCAGCATCAGTATTTCTTTTTAATAATACAATTTCAGCAGAATCATCTTCTTCATCTTCTTTCATTGTAAAATAAATTTTAGCGCCAGTTAAAACAACGGCTCCTCCATTAACAGTTACATCTAATTTAACTGTAGTACCTTGAAATATTTCAATATAATTAGTCATCTAATTCTCCCTCTAATTGTTCTGTATAGGTTAATGTTCCTATTAATTCTTCTACTTGCTCAAGAGAGCCAGTTAATACCTCTGCTTGTTCTATAATTCCTGTTAAATATGTTACCACTTGTAAACCACCTTCTCCACCTTCTCCAAATCCTCCTCTCCAACCACGAGTGGCTTTTCTTAAAGTTATAAATGGCATTTAAATTTCCTCCAACTTATTTCTTTTTTATTTCCTTTTCCGTCTTGTGTATAAAATTTCATATATCGAGCATGAAAATTCCTGTTTTCTCTGTCTTTCTTAGTAATTTCTGATTCTCTTTGATAAGCCATTTAATCACTCTCCTTCACAAGATATGGATCGGTGTCTCCTAAATTTTTATACCATAAGTATAATTCTTGTATTTCTACACCAGAAACTGTCCAATCTGGATCTTCTGTTTTTTTATACTTGAAAATTACTTTATCTACAACACCAGAAGCTACATTTCTTGGTGCATAATCTGTTAATGCTTCTATGAATTCATAAGAAACATTACCTTCTTTTAGCATGTCTATTGTTTTCATAAGTACTCCATATGTGTTTGGAGTCATATGAGCTGATAATAATTCATCCCACACAGCATTTGTTATATCGTCTAATGAATGTATATGTTCTGCTCTAACTTCAAAATCATCACCGTTGGCGGGTGCTTGTGGTAATGGTTTTACTAAATGAATATTATGTGTTGCTGAATCGTAATGAGCTATTATTCTTACAATTCCTTCTAAAGCTCCACTTGTAAAGTATATATATTGATCGTCATAAAATCCATCAATGGATTGTGTTAAATCTGTTATAAAATCTGTTGTCGTAGGTGATGGATCATTAATTTGTCCTACTTGTACTTCTCCTAAAGCTCTTAATCTTCTTCCAGCTGAATATTGAACATTATGAGTTATTGCTGTTAATGGTTCATCCCATATTTTATCTACTAGAGCGTCTTCGTCAATAGTAACGCCACTTGCTCTATAATCTTCAATGTTTTCTGATGGAACTAATTTTTGATTTTTAGCTCCAAATGTACTAGGCGTGTTGTGTGCTGATATTGCTTGATCCCATACTAATCCTGCTATCTCAGTTTTATCTTCTGGAAGTACTGCACTTCCTACTTCTACTGTTTGGGTTAGTGGTGATGTGTCAAACCTTACAAATACATTACAGGCTCCAGATGGTTTAATATGTATTGGTTTTGAAATATCAGCTGGATATAAATTTCCAACGATTGTTAATTCGTAATCTCCACACCAAGGAACTATTCTCCATCCTTGAACTCCAGAAGCAATATTTTGATTCTGAAACATGTAGTAGTCTCCTGCTAACCTACCTCCTCCTAGTGGATTACCTCCAAATGTGTCAAACATAGGATGAAACATTGCGCCTGAACCAGATTTAACCCATTCTTTCCAATCTGAGTATAAATCAATTTGAGTATCAATTTCTACTACTCCTGTTATGATTCTAGCGTAATAGTTCTTACCATCAAAATTTATTTTCATATTTTCTGACCTGTAAATGCAGTTGGTTCACATACAATTATTCCTCTTTTTTTCCAATAATCACTAAATCCGCCTCCAGCTCTAACCCATTCACCAGAAGCTACTGTCATAAGAGGAAACTGTGGATGAACATCCCATAAAAAAGTAAAGTTCGTCCAATCCATTAATTCTTCATTAACATACCTAAACTGCTTTTCAAAAATGATTTTGAGCCCTGGGGCTCGTTCTTTGTACCATTTATCAAAATCTCTACTTCTATTACTTCTAATACGATGAAGGATTTGTCTAACATTCCTTCTCGTAAGTTTACCAAGTTGAATTTCGCTTGTTACCAATTCCATAGAATCTATAACATTCATCATATCACCTAAGGATTACTGTAGTTCCTCTCCAATGGTGCTACTAATGAAAAGTTATTAGTCTTCGTTCTCTCAATAGTTCCAGTTGTTTTAACGAAAGTTGCTGTTTGTAATCCAATTGCAACTATAGTTACTGGCGCGTCTTCTCCTGCTGATGCTTCTCCTCTTTGAACATTGCCATCATAATCATAGTCAAATGATATGCTTGGTGATCCGCCAACATTACCTTTAATTTCAGAAGTATCATTCTTTTGTACGATTATAGCATTTATTGTACCATAATCATAACCAGCGTCATCTCCTGCATCGTCGTTTGTAAAGAACATCCAATATTTAGCATTAGCATCTCCTTGCAAGTTAGTATTAAATGAAATGTTACCTGCTGCTATATATTTTTCAGTTCTTGAAACTCCAGTTGCATCTATATAAGTTATGTTGTTGGCATCTGCCGCATTCAAATCATCAATTACCATATCATAAGTTGTTGCTGTAGGAAAAGAATAAGCCATAAGAATATCAGTAATATCTCCTCTGCTTATTTCAGGTCCATGATCTATGTCAGTTGTTTGTCGTAATTGATGTTGACAATATTGATAACAATCTCCAAGAGTGGCATCATTTCCTAATAATCTCCACTTAAATCCATAAACAACTGAATTAATTGTTCTTCTGAATCCACGATAAACATTCTTTGTACAACTTACTGCTCCTTCATCAACTATTGTATCAGTAGAAACTACTGTTAATTTACTTGATGTAACTCCTGCTACTGTGAAAGAACCATTGTTGTTAGTTGTTCCTGAAATTACAATTATATCTCCAACTTCTACACCGTCAGATGACCAATCACCAGAAGCTCTTTCAATTGTACCATCTGTTGGATCAGCATCGTTAAATGTTAAATTACCAGTTGCGGATAATGAGATTTCATCCCATTTATATTGTAGAAACATTCCAGGTTCTACTATGTAGAAATCTATACTTCCAACGGAAGTGAATGCTTTATCTTCAGTGTTTAGTACCAAAGTATCGTCATCTGTGACTGAAACTACTTTATAAACACCTCTGTGGTCAGAACCAGATTCAACAATTATTACTAAATCGTCTGCGGATACAACACCTGAAAATCCTGCTGTTGCTGAGTCTAATGTACCAGTATCTCCATCAATATCAGCTAAAACTCCATCAGTTCTTGGAGTTTCTGCGTCAGCAATAATGAATCTTGTGTATAGAGTCCAAGTAAGAACTGTATCTCCAGTAAATAATCCACCACTGTGTTCCCAAGTATCACAAGTTAATGTGGTGTCGTTTACAACTTCTGTAACTTCCCAGTAACCTGCATCACTACCAGTTGTAATGTATAAAACATCTCCTACATGAGCTGTAGTTAAGAAGTTTTGTCCAGTTTCTGAGAATGTACTTGAACTTGCTGTGGTAACTCCGTTAGTTCCAGAATCGGCTGTGGTTCTTGCTGTATATGGACTTGTTCCCATAATTTCTCCGTCAGTATCTACTATTGCTGCATCTGTGACATGAGATAATGGAAACTGGTAAAATGTATTTTCAAGAGCAACATATTCTTGTTCAGTATTCAAGTCATATGAAGAATATGTCTTGTATTTCTTTCTAAGAAATGCCTTGAAATAAGTTCTTCGATTGTCCATTGGCTCCCATATTAATACTGATTCGTTAACTTTTCCTGTGAATTCAAAATCAACAGGATCTTGTGTTGCTGAATATTGTTGATAATATGGTTGAGCGTCAGAATCCATATCGCCTAGTGAACCCATTCCTGCCCAAGATTGAACTAAACCCCCAGTTGAGTTCTTAGAATCCCAACCGCCATCTCTTATTTTCTTTCTGGTGTAATAATTGAAGAATTCCCAATCCCAGTTGTCGTCTCCGCCTCCAATTTCTGCTTGTTTAGGCGTAATCATTTCAAATGGAAACCAGTAACGGATCAAATCGTCTCCAGCGTATAATTCAGAGTCAGTTCTCCATTCAATTTTTGAAAATGAATAAAGACATTGTTCTGTAACACCGTCTTCAACTGCTCCTCCAGTTGGATCTCTAACTTCAAACCATAATCCACTTTCAGCCACATCTACAACATATCCTGTAATTGTGACTCCAGTTTCACTATCAACGCTTGCTATTCTATGATGTGCTGCTTGTCCCTTGTTAAATACTAAGAGAATATCATTTGGTGCAGCACCCCAACTTGAGAATGTTGCAGATGTTGATGTGAATGCGTTGGTAACTGGCCAGAATCTTCCGTCAATTCCAGAAGCTCCTGCCCCAACTAAACTTCCAACTGGCCAAATCGAAATTTCTCGGCTTTCTGTACCGAATATAACCTCTTTTCTATCCAGATTATCTGGATCAGTTACTTTTGCCATTTTCTAACCTCTTTAAGGATTGTTAAAATTTCTGTCTGTGCTTTGAAACACAGGTATACTTTGATTTGAGCTACTAAGAGTAGCACCAAATCTTATGTACTCATAATCTATGTGAAGGACAGTTACCCATATGTCTATGTCTCCTGTCCAATTATAATTGTATTGAAAACTTGTACCTGAATTTTCAATACCATCTATTTCAGAATTGTCAGATTTCTTAATTAATCTAACTTCTGAATTTGCTATTAAATCTGTAAGTGCAAATGTTACTGGAGTAACAAAATAAACTGTTCCAGTTCCAGTTGCTGTGAATGAAGAAGCATTTGAAGTTCCAACATTGTTGACTGTTAAATCTCCAGATGCTGCTGTGAAATAAACATCTTTTGTGTTGTCGATAAATATTAAATCGTTATAATCAACTTCTTCGGAAACGGTATGTCTAATTGCGTATCCATTGTTAATGAATTTAGAGTCTTGAATGCTTAAATCCATATTGGTGTACCATAACAACGAACCATTAGAACTTGCGGTGTTTGAAAAGATTGTGTTTCGTATTTGTCCTGCGTATCCATTCATATCTACTTCTTCGCAATTGTCGAATACGCAACTGAATATATCTACATTTGAATTATCAATGAAGTAAACATAGCCATCTATTCCGAAAAATTTAGTGTTATATAAGAGAACATATGAACTTGAATTTGTTAAATTGCTACAATCGTAATAACAAGAAACATCAAGATTTCCCTCAAATGTGCTTCCATTTCGACCAGAATCAGTTCCTACTATAATTCCGTCAGTGTGTCTCGTGTAATAACTTCCATTATCTTCGTAATCAATTCCAAGGTAATTGTCATTAACCATTGGAGTCCAAGCAGAACTGTACCAATATACTGTTCTTATGAATTGAAAGTTTTTGCCAGAATCGGTTAAAACTGTGTTTGCTATTTGATCTGTGTCTCCTATTGTTAATTTTCCCATTGAATAAATAATTTTATTAGAATCGTCGTATTGTATCATTCCCCAAGCTCTAGTTGCGTAGGCAGTACAATAATCTGCCGCATCAAATAATCCGTCAGTATCTGTTCCAGTAACTTGTATTCCATAGCCAACAGCTATGGTATCTATCATTACATTTTGAGTCTTTGAATTTGCTGTAGTCTCTATATGTATCCCTACCCAATTTATAGCTCCAATATCACAACCGCCACCATTAGTTCTTGTTGGTGTAGTTGTAGGATCGAGAGCAAAACAAACAAAGCCTCCTTTCTTTCCTCTGAAGTTTCTTAGATCATCGTAGCCAGCTATTGTCCAGTCAGACCAAACCGTTGAACCAGAATAAAGTCTAATACATAAACCGTAATTTGCTACACTTTCTAAAATACCTAAAGTAGTACATCCAATCCACATAAATAATAGTTGCCCTTCGTCTGCTCCAGATGTGTCGAAATCTAAATTTCTTCCAAATTCTGTTGCAACATCGCAGTAGAGTTCACCAGCTTTGTTTGATGCTTGTGCTGAGACACAGTAAGAACCTTGAAGATAGAAATCTCCTTCTTGAGTTTCAGAACCGATAGTTACTGTGTTCCAATTGGTTGTTGTTTCCGCGTTAGTAATAACGCCAGTTCCATTAATAGTTACTGTTAGAGCCATTTATTAATTCCTCTAAAAATTTTACTAAATGTCTATCTTCTCTTTGGTTCCATTTATCTACAATTTCGTTGTATTCTAATCGATCTTTTCGCCATTCTAAGGCTAAATTTTTTATATCAAATTCTTCACCTTTTCCAATTCCTGGACAAGAATTATCCCAAATTATTTGTTCTGTGAAACCGTCTTCATATTCTATAAAAATTGGATTGCAAGGATACATTCGACAGGCAGTTGGACGGTATTTATGAACAGAGCATTTATTATCTTTTAAGAAAATACATTGCTGATTTAAATGTTTTAAGATGAGAACTCCTTCGTAATCATTTCCTTTGACGAGTTTGCCTTTAGGATTATAAGAAAAAGGTACAAAGTCGATGCATTCAAATATGTTTGTGATTTCTGATAAGCGTTGAATGTCTCTTTTAGTTAGAGCAACAATTTTCTTTTTGCAACAAGAATCTTCACACATTTGACATTCAAACTTCATCGCGGTTCCTCTTCCAATTTTCTAAAGCTTCTTCAAACTTTTCAGGTTTGACTTTGGCTATTTCTAAAATTATTTTGGCTTTCGTTTCCAATGCTATTTTTTCGGCATCTTGCTGAACTTCTCCGCCAGCTAATTTCCAAATATCATTTTTCGTAAGACGGGCTTCTCTTATCCAAGCCAGAAGCTGAGGATTAACATGAGTCTTTTGACCAACCACAGTTCCTTCTTCATCTTTAAGTTCTTCAACTCTGGTGTCTTTGAGCAATTTTTCTATAACATCGTTGACAATGTCATAGCCCTTTTTCATCTCTTGCGCAACATCGAACGCCAGGGTTGGTGTTTCTTCGTATAAGGTCAAAGCTCCTTTTGTTTCTTTTTCCACTTTTGATGTTTTTTGCGCCATCTCTAATAGTATATTGATTTAAGGGTTTATAAAGGTTGAGTTTATGAAAACATAAATTAGTTCGTAATTCCATTGATTTTGATCCTCGTTTTCGCGTATTTGGGGATGTTTAGTTCAGGAAAAAGTAAAGAAGTGCCTAAAAGGTGACGAGTTGGGAAAAAAAGCTCGTTAATTTAGGAAAAAGTAAATAAATTTATAAAAACATTTACCCCCCTATTATATAAGGGGAGTTAATGTAATTTGAAATGAATAAATGAAAAGGTAAACTATAAATGCCAAAAAATTTCCCGGGAAAGAAAAAAATATTTTTCCCCGGGGTGGGGATTTAAACAGACTCGCCGCCGATCGCGTGAAAAAAGAATTCTTTTCTTCCAAAATTCAAAACCGGTAAATTTCTTACGAGATTTCAAGAAAAAAAAGAAGGAAAAAAAAGAGATTTAAATTCCGGATAATTTCCTAAGAGATATTCCTTATTTCTCTTTTTTAATTATCCAGTTTTTTAATTCGGATTTATTAGTTGTCTTATTCTCTAGTATGAATTTCAGAATTCTCTTGGTACTGAAAACCGGTTGATTAGATTCAATTTCTTTCGTCTTAACTATCTTAAATTCATCCAATATTTGAGATCTTTCAAAATCGTTATTTTCATCTAGTAAATCTTTCATTTCTTTATTCGTCTTAGCGATCTGGCTGAATTCTTTTCTCAAATTTGAAATATCTTTAACGGATTTCATCTTAGTAATTAATCCGTTAATCTGAGCGCTATATCCGAGAATTTCGACTTTATTAAGAGCCGGAATTTTAGTTTCTTTCACGGTTTCTTTCGATTCTTTGATCTGGTCAATCTGATGAGATTTCAATAATTCATCTTTCGTAATTTTAAAGACGGCTAGGAGATCTTGAATTTCTTTATCCGAAAATTTAATCCAATTGCCCTTAGCGGCTATTCTGAATTCAATTCCTAGGAATTTGACTAGTTTATATGGCATTTTTATCTATTCCTCCAATTTTTGATTTCGGACAATCCTATTAATGGATTCTATTTTTCCGAGATTTTTATTAAATTTATCGTTCATTAATACCTAGTAAGATAAGCTAGTATTTAAATCTTACTACTAGTAGAATGAGCCCCTGGAGCTCCTACTATCATTCTGTAGGAAATTGATTCTATTAAGAGATGGAGCTATCGTCCTGGTGCTAGTAGGGAGTCCCTAGTCTTAATCCGTGAAATGATCAAAATTGATCGTTGGATGATCGATTTCGGCGGCCCCGTGATCAAAAGGATGGGATTCCAGACTCCTTCGTACTCCAAAATTTTCTTAGTAAAAAAAGCCGGCTTCTGACTCCAGGTCCAGGGAAGGTATTTTTTTTGGGATCTGACTCCGAATAGGGTGGTATAGAGAATGGGTTAAAAGCCAAGAACGGACCCTGTTTCTTCCAACATTTTCGTAGAACCATTTTTGGCTTATGTCAGATTTCCCTATATTTTATAAGGCTCCGCACTCCGAACTATATAGTCAATAAACCGTCGTCTCTTATTTGTCTTACTCGCATCCCGTGAATTCTCTTGTCCTAAAAAGGAAAAGTTTAAATAGGATGCTACATTATAACCCCTAAAGCTATTCTATGAAGAGATCAGAGCTCTTGGTAGAATGCCAACCAAAAATGAGAGATTGGAAATGAAAATTGTCGATAAAATTGCGGAATTGGAACAGGAAAAGAGAATAGCTCTATATCTTGTCTTTCGCTATCCGGCTTATTCGGATTATAGTTGGCAACAATTCGTTTCCATTTCTCGCCTTATAAAATTATGGAAACTAATGGAGGGAAAATAATGAGAAAATTGTCAGATTTTATATTTTTTAAGAAGGAAAAAGGAATTAAGAAAGTTGTGAAGAAAATCTTATCTTTAATGGATTATCTTGACAAATTCGATTCTGAGCCTTACAATACAATTTTTGATTCTTTAGAAGGAATTATTTCTGAGGATTTAGAAGATTGTATTTTCTATAAAGAAGTATGGGAAGAGTTATTGGAAGAAGAAAATTAAAAAAAGGAGGTAGATAATATGGAGTTAAACCAACAAGAGGAAAGAGCATGCCGGGCTATTATGATGGGAGCTCCACTTTCAGTAGTGGCTCTCTCAGAATCAAATATGGAAGAACTCAAATCATTTACCAGATTTCACGCTCAAATCAGTCGTTGGGAAGAAATGGCAAGAGCCAATTTTTTCGCTGCGTTAAAGTCATTAAATAAACCCGGATAATTTCCTCATAATCCTCTGATGGGAATCATCTCGATTCTCACAGGGGAAGATTATGCCAGGATGCAACATTGAAATATATTGGAGGAAACTCAAAGAAGCAACGGATCTTTGTATTCAATTATCCCAGCTTTTCGGCGTTTATTCCAAAAGGGAAGGCCCGGAATTTCTACTCAGAAAGCTGGAAACAACAATCAACAATTTGGAATTTATCAAAGAATTTCTCCAATCAAATTTACCAAAAAAAGAGGAATAGAATTATGTTAGATAAAAAATATATACAGGTAAAGAATGAATTTGATTACTTGTCAGAAGTAGTCGATAAATTCCCAGAAGGAAGAACGCTCTCATTCTTACTAGTAGGTCCGCCAGGATGTGGAAAGACATTATTTGGTGTCTCTCTCGCCAAACATTTCTCTTCTTCTTACGAAATCATTGACGGAAGTCCTCAAATGGATCGTAGGGATATAGAAGGATGTTGGGAATTACAAAATGGTGAAACCGTCTTTACTTATGGACCTTTGGCTCGTGCTATGATGAAAGCCAATGAAGAAGGAATTTGTTTCGTCATTTTTAACGAACCTAACGCTGTAAGACCTAGTGAGCAAATCTCCCTAAATGCCGCTTTGGCCGAATCTCACATAAATCTTATTTCTAAAGCTGGGGAAAGAATCTCTCTTAACCCAGATGCTAAATTAGTAGTTATTGGAACTATGAATACTAATGTGCTTGGAATTAATAATCTCCAAGAAGCCTTCTCTGATCGTTTCTATTTAACATGGAAATTTGACTATCCAGAAGAACGGAAAGAGATTGAGATTATTAAGGAAGTCACGGGTTGTAAGCATGGATTTGCTAGCGCGTTGGTAGAAATAGCTCAAGAATTACGGAAAGCAGCAATCCAAGATAAGGTATTAGCTAACACTTTTTCTACAAGATTATCAGTTCATTTCGCGGAAATAGTTCTTGGAATGAAGGATAGTTTTCTTACGGAAAATATCAAAGGAATTATAGTTAATAAACTTACAACGGATGAAAGAGAAAGAAGATTTGTAAAAGATTTATTACAGGGCAAAGATTTTTTATGGAAAATAAAAGAATCGTTAAAGGATGAATAAAATGCGAGCTAAGCCAAGCAAGAAAAAACAACACGCTAATAGGAAATTAGCCGTGAGAATCTCAGGTAATAAGAATGTTGAGATCATCTACGGCAAAGGTCCTTGGGTTGAAGATAACAAAACTATCAATATCCCATATCGTGGCGTTAATTACGAAGAAATGCTTGGCTTGCTTGCTCACGAAGCTGGACATATCGGATACGGCTCTTTCTCAACCAAGATGAATAAACTACGGGATTATCTTCAGATGAAATACGGTTTATCCAATACGGAAGCACAATCATTAATGAATGTGGTAGAAGACTGTCGAATTAACAGAATTAATTCTAAAGTTTATCCGGGTTTTTATAGACCATTACGGGAAGTAGAAACCAAGAATCTTAAAGAATTAAGACGGCAATTTGATTTTTTCACTCAACTGGGTTTATTCATGGAAGATCATATTCAATATTTCCCATACGATTTAGATATGGAAAAGATGGAAAAAGCTAAAAATCTAGTTTGGAAACATCAACATATCGGAGCTACGGTATTAGCCACAGATTTAATTGCTTCCGTAATCCACTCAGCTGGAAGAAAAGAAGTGGAAAATGATGATGGAAGGATGGGAAATCCAAGATCAGAAGGCAATTTATCTGATTCTAAACATCCAATAAATGATGACTTGGATAAATTCATGGATAAAATGGAAAAAATGTCGGATGCCGAAAAAACCGAAGTTGTAGAAGAATTACTGAAAGAACCGGAAGAAGAAGAACGCGTAGAACCAGAAATCAGAGAATTAGACAAGCCAAAAGTTATTCCGGAAGAGCTACTCAAGCTCGCTAAGGATTTTAATAGATGGCTTTACGAAGTTGTAGAACACCCAGAAGATAAGAAAGAACGAATTTGCCGGGAAGAGACAATTCAAGAAGACCGTATGACACCTGACGGAGATCCTTATCATGTTGTTGTAAATCGAAATCGAAATGCCATTGAAATGCTAAGAAAATATTTCCAGCTTAAAGCAAAAGTTCCTACAACTATGCATAAATCCGGAAGACTAAATTCTACTTGGATTAAAGCCTACACTAGCGATTATAAATTTCCATTTACTAGAGATTGGGAAGCCGAAAAAGTTAAAATAACTTTGATGGTAGATATATCCGGTTCAATGAACGGATCAAAGATGAGAGCGGCCCGGGAAGCTATGATAGTTTTTAATGAGGGATTACAAGATGTGGCTGATTTACGCGTTATTTTATTTTGCGGAACAAGAGAAGCATTGAATATTGTTGTAAAAGATTTCGGAGAAAAGACAAAAGAAGAGAATTTTAATGCCATCGGAAATAGATATGGAGAAGGAGAAAATATTGACGGAAGATCATTATTATATGAAACGGAGAAAAATCCAAAAGGAACTATCATAGTCTTCTCGGATGGGAGACCATGCGGAGTAGATTATGGATTACATAAAGCGATTAAGGAATTTGAGCAAGCTAAGCCAAGATTGAAATCTTTGTGGAATTTCTCGATTGATGCTTACGGGGATCATTTAGAGAAATTATACGACAAAAATTTCGTGGAAGTTTCAGTGCGTAATAGAGACGATTGGATTCACAAATTTCTAAAATTAGGGAGGATGATTTGCGATTATCTGGGATAATTTAAATTTTAACAACTTTTTTTTATTTATTTTTTTGTTATTTAAAATTAAAATATGGAGGAAAATATTATGATGAAACCAACAGAAAATTGGGAAGAAGTTATGATGAAAATGGTGAGATACGAAAAAGAACGCGGTTTTGAATTTCTCTTATTACAACTCAGCGAATTTAATTATGCCACCTTACATCAGTATAGAGGATCTGGCTGGTATATACAAGAAATTGGTATGATTGACGAAGATATTGTGTTAAATTTAACCAAGAGAGAATTCATAGACGATCACGCAATTATTCACATAACACCCAAAAAATATACAAAAATTTGGCGTAATAAAGAATTTAGATAAGGAGGTAAAAAAGATGTGTAAACACAAATGGAGAATCTTGGAAGAATTCGTTCGTGATTCTACTCGGTTCGTGAAATGGATTTGCCAAGATTGTAGAACAACAGCGGAGCGGGAAATTAAACCAAGGATGTGTCATCCTACTCCGCTGGTATTATTCGGAGGTGAGAAATGAATGTGGGATACAAGTTCTTTCTTACTCGGAATGATAGCAGGAATCTGGACTCTTGGAGGACTTATTTGTTTAAAACTCGCACTCGATATTTGGAAAATTAAAAGAGAAACCAAAAAAGCTAGGAGGGAATATGAAGAATGGAAGAAGAATCAGTAGAATATTGTAAAGGAGAACATAAATGGGAAGAAGTGTCCAGGACTAACAGAATGGGAACTGAAATAGTTTTCCATCAATGCGCAGAATGCGGAATATTTAAAATGGAGGTAAAGAAGGATGATTAGAGAATTTTTCCAGGATCTAGTAAGCCTAGAATACATACTCGTAATACCCAATATATCTGATGAAGAAAAACTACGGCGAATATCAAAGGCAATCGTGGAAATTAAGAAGAAGTACAACAAACAATTGTTCGGGTGATTACAACGGAAGAATATTACGAACCAGAATACACTCCCGAAAGAGTGTGTTTTGAGTGTAGACAGGATTATCGCGGGATAGAACCGCCGTGCGATCAATGTAATCTGAATGAGGAGGAATAAATAATGAAGACAACAAGCTATATTGTGCGAATCACGACACCCGACTCCGAAGAATTTGACTCCGATCTCTTACAACAAATATTTTTTGATTGTCCCGAACTCGAAGACTGTCTAATAACCGTTAAAAAGGAGCCAATGAGATTGATAGATATATGCCTAATAGATGAATCAGAATTGTCGGAAGATAAGAAAATAGAACACTGTGAATTAACCCTAATTTGTGAAGATTGTAAGTATTGCGACAAACAGGCTTACGAAAGAGCTTACAATCACCTTAAATCAAAAGAGAAGGGAGATTGATTCTCTCTTACTCGCAATTTTTTTCCTTTCTAATTTTGGGAACCATTTCAACAACGAAAAAAAATTAAATTAGTAAATACTTTTCCCTTGTATCAAAATTCTTCATATACAATAAATCGAAGACATCCATAAATAACTCTTTAAAATCTCCCGCTATTGCTACATCAATTAACAATTTCAAAAGCGTAGATGTTTTAACCATTCTTTTATCCTTTGCTGATTCACTTAATCTTCTATATCTTGCATCCTCTTCAAATGTTTTGGTAAACTTCGGCCACATATCAATATCTTTCTTTAACGGTTCAAATACAATATAAGAATCCCTATATTCGTGAAATGTTCTATCTCCATACTTCGTCCATTTTCTTACTGGAATTATATTTAGATTATTTGCCATTAATTTAGCTACTGAAACCATCGGTCTATGAATAATTACTCGTCTTCCATAAGTAGATTTACAAAATTCAGTAAGAGGCTTAATTAATAATCTCGTTAATTCGGTAGTATCATACACTAAATTCTTTCTTATATGCCATAATGTCTTCTTTGTTGAATCATACCTCTTTAACCGTCTAGGCATATTATGTAGAGCCTTAATAGAAGCATGGTATTTCAAAGACAACGCTTTTTTATTAACCTCTTCGACCTCATCAGAGTCCAGAATCTTTTCAATTCCCAAAGTTTCTTCTACCAATGATTGTATGTCATCAGAGATTTCCTTCATCTTCTTTAGTTTTTCCTTCTTTATAAAATTAACAAGATAAGGTATTTCTGCTTTACACCTAACTATTCCAGTATTTACTATCCTATAAACGGATTCAATAATGCTACTACTAACAGTTTCCAGAGGATCTTCTGACTCCAATCTTAATAAAACTGGTTCTAATGCTTTAAAAAGACTAGGTATCTTATATTTTGTTGCTTGGAAGAATATTTCTAAATCGGAATCTTTACATCCGCCAAACAATTTCATGTGATTGCCCCCTGAGGATAATCCTCCATCTTTATTATATCTTACTTTATGATGGAAGCTACCCCACAAAGATAAATACTCGTTTTTCTTATGCTCTTTCTGTAATTGTTGTATACTTCCTACTCTCTTTTTAGGTGGAAAATATATCTGATAAGGGTTAATGGTTCGATATGTAAAGCCGTCAGAATTAAATGGATTATAATCTTTCTGAGCAGATAATCCAGTTAATTTCAATTTACTACAAAAAATAGCGTAATTCTGAGACATTCTAAATTGTGTGTTTATATCAGAATAATATGGAAAATCAAAGTCGATCAGCACCTCAGCTTCGATTTCTAAGGGTTTTTTCGAAAGCCAACAATCTATTTTGTTTTCTAATCCTCTAATTGTCTTTTCGTTAAACCATTTTTTTGGAGCACAATAGTCGTAAATAAGATAGAACTTATTGCCTGTTGAGCCTGTTTTATATATCTTGACATTTGGATTCTCTTCCATACTCTTCCATAAATCCATAGCTCTTTTCTTTCCTTGTTTATATGTTAAATCAACTGTAATTGTATTAAGATTAAAATCCTTTATATCTAAACAATCTAACTCTTCCATATAATCTAAGCAAACACTAGGTTCTCTGATTAATTTTGTTATATCGTCTCTTGCGCTGTAAAATTCATCAGGCACATGACCATATTTCTCATACAAAACAAATGCTTCAAAGTCTTTCCTTAATTGTTTGAGATACAATTTAATCATTTCGTCTTCCACTATGAATTTATTGTCAATTATATATTTTTTTACATCGTCCGAAATTTTCGCCGATTCGAGATGCGAAAGGACCGTTGATTCTAATTTTACCAAATCTTTTTTAACATCTGCCTTCTTCCGTCTTGAGGCTCGGTTAATAATTGGATCGGATAATCTAACCATCTCTTCTCTCAGGTATTTATGATACTCCAACAAGTCTACTAACTCATAAGCATCTTGGTTAATTTCTTCATAGCTTTTGTTTTTCTTCTTTATTCTATCATACCAAACTTCTTCGCTTGTCAATACCTTCTCATCTTTAATGTATTTATAATTGTCTATTAACCACATTGGAATATAAGTTTTTATTCTTTCATCAATACATCTTTCTACGCATTTAATTGCGTGATCGACTATTTTCTGAAAAGAAGCAACTTTCTTATTGTTCTTAAATTTGTACCTTAGTTGTTTCTCTAACTCGTATCTAATAAGATTCTTGACATTATCAATAGACAAAACTCCTAGTATCTTCTTACTTGATCTTTTAGTAAATGTATCAAAAAAGAAATCACAAGAAATTTTCGAACCATCTCTTAACCATTCGTTTATGATTTTTTTGATAGTTGCCTTATTACCAGCCATGATTTTCTTTGAAAGTTTGTCCAGCTCCTCATCTGGTATCTTCTTCATCTTTAGTTTCAAAATCGTATTAGCTCTTAATTCCGTAAGCTCTATGCCTTCTCACCTCGCTTGTATAAGATATAAAATCTTACCATACAACCGACACACATTAAGCAATAAACAATTTCAAGGGATAGCATAAGATATAAGCCATTTTGATACGCTAATATTGCGTACAATCCGTTGGCTATGAATGCTATGAAATTGGTTATTATTTGTGTTTTAGGCTTGAGAATCCGTTTCGAAAAGCTAATGAAACCTAAAACGAAAAACAAACCAGTGCCAATTATTTCAATGGTATTCATTTTTTTTTCTCCATTGTTGGTAAATAGATAGTTTTTAGCGCTATCTATAATTAATATATAGCGTTCATCCTATTTAAATCTTTCGATCTATATCTACTTTTGTTAAATTAATCGAAATGATTAGATCTTTAAATCTATTGACCAGATCGATTAGATCTTAAAAGATCAATATCGAAAAAGGTGTATAATGGCGCTTAGCTTAACCAGCTAGTTCTCTCCTAGCACGGATTAAGAGATCAACTTTCTCATATATATAGTATAGAAAGAAAAAATTTACTATAAAATTTGGAAAGAAGAATTATGGCAAAATTAACCAAAGAACAGATCGATGCTCGTACCAAAGATTCGTCATACATCACTCTGGGATCGAAGGATCATATCTCCAAGATTGTTATGCAATTACAGGAGAAGGATCAAGTAAGATGCTTTGCTAGTTCAAAGACGATTAAACCATTATCCCTAATCGAAGCACGCGGATTGGTTGGATGGTTCCCAAATCTTGATAAGATTGACAACCGACCCCTATCAAAGATTCCCTTAAAAGATTTGTATGGAATCATCCAATCCCAACTAAAAACAAACAAAGAATTTGCTAAGTTTGTTGAGGAAGCAGGGTATGGCGAAGAGGCAACTGTTTCTAAAGAGACGGATGTACCTGGTGATTTTTCACCAAGCGGTTTATGGGCAGTCCTGGACGATTTACTTCCAGATTTAGACCTAACTTCTCCACCTAAGAAGAAGAAGGAATAATTCTGTAAAAGTTGTCCAACTCAAATTTTAAAATCTTTTTTTTTCTTTTTATTGGTGATGTAAAATGTTAGATAACAGAGAAGCATTAATGATTTTGGATGGATTATATGGTGCGGTTGAAGAAATAATTAAAAATACTAAGAATCAATTTCTACAAAACGACCTAGGTTTTTATATAATCCGACATCTGAAGATGGTACTTCTTAAACATGGAATAGACGAAGAGAAATTTTTCAAAGACTTTAATGGAGTAATCCTTGACAAGGAACATTTACAAAAATTTAAAAAAGAATGGAGGAAACAAATATGGAGTGCAATTTTAAGTACCGTCAATTTAGAGAAAAAATAGTCTTCTTTTTACAAAAATGGTATAGAAGGAGAGTATTAGCCTGTGAGCAAAGAAGAATAAAATTTGCGAATAAATTCTACTCACTCGGCGGTGGCTTAATATCGGATGTGAAATATAGATGACTGAATCAAACGAAATTACATTTGGATTTGGTATTTTCCACTTTATATTTCTTATAGTCTTCTTCTGTGTGTTTTGGGGAAGGCAATTCGGAGCAATATATGTTTGGGAAATTTTTATGCTATATCTCTATTGCGTAATAATACCTATACTAGTTATAATAATAATAATTTTTATAATGTGGGTGTTAAATTGAAAGTAAAAGCATTTAGCTCTAGCTCGTTTATGGAATTGACAAAAAAAATAAACGATTTCTTTAATGGATTAGAAGAATATGCAATTTGGCACATCTCAAACATTATTGAAGTGGAAGAACGACACATGAATAAATACTTTAAAATTTTAATCTTCTACGATGAAGAAGTGGAAGAACTCAAATAATCTTTTTTTTTAATTAAGGGCTCGTAGTAAAGCGGAATTACATCTCCTTTGCACGGAGAAGAGCGAGGGTTCAAATCCTTCCGAGTCCATAAAAAAGGGAGAGTAGTTTAAAGGTAGAACAGACAGCGTGAGAGCTGTTAACGAGGGCTCAATTCCCTCCTCTCCCAATTAAGGTGATAATTATGATTTGGTATTGTGATAATTGTGGAACTGAAATCAAAGAAGGAGAAGACTTTTACACAGTTGAAAGCCGTAAAATGGGAAAGGACGGCGAAATCGAAGAGTTTGAAAGTGTTCTCTTTATTTGTAAAAATTGTTTAAATATAGCGTGATATAATGACAGAAGAAAAGAAAGAATCAATAATGGACAAAGAAGTTGAAGACTTTTTTGAAAAATATAAAGAACAAACCAATAAGATGCAAGGTTTGTTTTTCCATTTTGGTAGATTTTATCAAGTCTACACTCAAGTACCATCACAAGCTATGGCAATCCTCTACGAAGAGATTTTTAAAGTTCACGAAGCACTACTCGGAACTTTTTTGGAAGAAGAAAAAGAAAAATTCCAAAAGATTAAAGACACAATGAAAGAATCTCTTACTACATTAATTGGATTGATTGATAAATTAGATCCAGAAGAAATGAAAGAGGAATGTAAAGCTAGGTTAGATGTTATTAAGAAAGCTATACCTCTGATGGAAGAATTTTTCAAAAAAGAACAACGAAGAGATAATCTTTATATTTAGGTGATTTTTTTGACATTTAAAGGAAAAATTACTCATGTTCCGCCAGTACTCTTGGACTTAAAAACATATTTTCAGAGAGAAATTCGAACTGCAAAAGCATGTAATTGGCGGGAAGATGGAAAGTGGTATATTTGGATTAATTTAGATAAAATTCACGGTAACAGCAGTTTAAGGAAGATTGTAGAAGATATTAATGATCTCTACATACAAGAATTACTCTGCGTTATAATACGAGGAAATACTGTAGGAGAAATTCCTCCCTGTGAAAGTGATGAATTTACTGCTAAAGTATATTGTTCTTGTTATCAACCAAGAATGTTTTTAAAAATAAGTGAAAAATTATGACTCATTTAAAAAAAGTTAGTAGAGAAGATCCAATGTTCTCAGGCAGAGCAATCTATTTTCAACCAATTTTGAAAGATGGTTCACCTGGTATTCCAGAAAAAATAGCAGATGTACCAGATAATGACATTATTTGTGACGGTTGTAATAATCTAATAGAAGATGACGAAGTTTACCTTCTTATTCTCCAAGAAGGAGATGAAGAGCCTAGAATTTGGGGAACTCAATGTAAAGAATGTGTTGAAGAATACTATTCTGAGCTTGAAGTAAAATGATATTACAAAATTTTGGAAAGGTAACGCTCGAAGAGGCGGGTAATGGTAGATACATTGTTGCGGAAATTGACACAGAAGTTAAATACATTAAAGATAGGCTTAAAATGATAGGTATTTATGAAGGAGCCTATATTGAGAAAGAATGGACACAAGAAGGAACTGGTGTGTTTATTATAATTAACAGAGAAACTAAACTAATAGGAATGGGCGTAGCAAAACAAATTATGGTAAAAGATTATAATAATCCTTTTGCTAGGGATATAGAATGACACACACATATTTTGGAAGAGACCATCTGGGGCATAATGGAGTCGAAGGATGGTATGGCTTACCTAGTGTCTTTGGAGATATACTCCATTCGTCCAAAAAGAAAAGGTGACAGAAATTTTCTTTCGGTTTTTTAAGGTTTCAGAGCTGATGGTAGTACCGAAGTTTTTTGCCGAACAAAAAACGATAAAACAGAGACAGGAGTAAACTTTCGTCAGTTTTAAATACTCTAACAAGAAAGCTGTCTCAAATTGCGTATTGAAGCAACGCGTTATAAGAACAGAAGGTTAAGTTTATATCCTCAGCTTCCAAAAAAACTCAACTACTCATTGTCCCGTTCGTAAGTCGTAGAGAGAGAAATGTGAATGAGTGAGTAAATCGTTAGATGAAAGCGGAATTCCATTTGGCCGGACGCAATACGGTGGAGAGGTGAGTAGTTCAAACAATAAGTCGTACCCTGAGGGCGTAGGCTTAGTCTACATTGATGGGTTCTATAACAAATGAGATGACAGGTCCAATCTCAGCGAGTTATTGGATATGATGGGTTAATATATAGAGGTGTATAAGAATGGATTTAGACAAAGAGTTTGAATTGTATCGGAAGTTGGAAGTAATGGCTTTTCGTTACTTTCGTATGGCAGAATTCTTAGAAATCTGCCTAAAAACGAACTTGAAATTAAAAGATGAACTCGGCACTATCCTTGATCCTAAAGGATACCGAAAACTGTCGTTCTTAGAAGGCAATAAATACTTTAAAGGATCGATACATATCCCTCACAATCCTTTTTACAATAATACCGAAGATCAACAACTTTGGAGAACGATCTATCCCGAAGACTTTACTTGGGTTACAAACACTAAGAAAGATATTGTTAAAGCATATCAAGAAGTGTGGCGCAGAATCAATGAAATTAAATTCTGGTTAGGAATTACTAAAGACACGCAATTTTGCGGGATTAGATTAGAGAGCAGATTAACCACATTATTGGAGAATCTACTCCGCACTAATATCCCTGAATTTAGATATGATTTTGAATTCACAATTTTCTATGAAATTGACAGATACACAATTCAGAGATTCCTTAGAGTTATGAAAAATAGAAGCAGAAAAGGAAGGGTGATTCAACTAATAAAATGATAATTTGTAGCGAATGTGGTTTTACATTGGAGGAGGATAAAGCAGGAATGCATTATTGTCCTCAATGTGATATCGAACAATGGTTTTGGGAAGAACCTGACGACGACGATTATTTCAAGTTCACATAAATGGGTGTAGGAAATAGATCTAAAAGATCGACTCAGATTTTCGGGTTTTGATATCAGATAAACAAATTTGTGATAGTTAGAAAGATTCTACTCGCATTTTGGGATTTTTAAAGTCATTTGAAAATCTGATATCAGATATTCAAAATCTGAATTTCTGAGTTTATGTTTTTATTTATCAATTTCGATTTACATTAATTCCCCATATATATTAGTGGGATAAATGTAATTTAAAATCGATCAATGTTTTGATTAACTATGAATGAAAAAAATAAAATTTGTCCATTCTTAATATTTCACAAGGAGCCTATTCCTTTTGAATATTGTGGATTGGAAAAGATAAAATATAAGGCAATCTGTAAAAATGGTAAATGGAGGAAATGTAGATTTGTCGTTTCTAATAGTAAAAAATAAGAAACATCTACTCAAAACTCTTAAAAAGATTGGTGATGATATTGTTATTGTTAAGCAAGAAGCAGTGTATGCCTTTCCTAAGGGTATGTATGAACAGGTAAAAGATAACTTTGCTAAAGCTATTAAAAGTTATCAATATTACAGAGTAGATGAATTTGTTAAAAAAATTAAGGTGAAAAAATGAACCTAAAACAATTAAGAGATTGGGAAGAAACACTCCTTAACAATATTGAGCAGGCTTATGAAGAATACGGTAAAAAATTTGTGGGGAGATTTTATATTAAGCGAGTTAGAAAAGGAATTAGGGGAACTACTTTTCGTTACTTAACCGCCATGAAAGACACAACAAAAGGAGTAGTTGACGAACCACAGTTTAGAGGTAATTATATTTACATATATGGTGTAGATGGACAAAGATTACTCTGTATTAATTTTGAATGTGGTGGTATCCATAGTTGGTGGCTTATGGCGGAACAATTAAAAGAAAGTTGGGTTCAAATAACTAAGGAAGAAGGTATACAAAAATTAAAAGAATTACTCGCATATTTAAAAATAGAGGATGTGTTAAAAGTTGTTTAAAAATACATGGGAAATGTATGAAATGATCAGCAAAGTTAAGAAAACAGGATTTAAAATGCTTAGATTCTTAATGGGCTGGTCGGAAAGAAAGACAAAAAGACATTTGAAAAAATTACTCAAATATGGATTGGTACAAAAAGCAGAGGGATGTGAAATGTGTGGAAATGAAGAACCATTTTATTTCCCTACTCCGTGGTATGAACTTATAAACTGGAACGAATTTTTTAAAGAAGACGATGGAGATGATGATGTTCCAGACTGGGTAATGTGTGGAGGTAGTGATTAATGAAGAAGAAGAAAAATAGGTGTAAGAAATGGAAATGTAAACAATGTATCTTCTCTTATATCATTTTTAGGAAGAAAAGAAAGAAGAACAAAAGAGTGGTGAAATGTAGTCTTGACTGATGTAGAAGAAGAGATTAAAGAATTGGCTAAAATCATAGATGAAACAATTCGAACTACTCCTAATCATCTAAGAGGTTTATTAATTCCAGATAAACATATTGATAGATTCTTACATCTTTGTAATTATATGATGGGCAAAGCAAGAGATAGTGAAAAATATTTCAAGATGATGATGGAAGGAGAGGCTGTAAGAGAACAAATGAAGTTGGAACTTGTTACAAAACTTTGTAAACATTTTGCAACCGATGACAAAGAAGAAAAAGGATTGGAATAAAATCCTAGAACAAACTTATGAATTACTTGAAGATGGAGATTGGTATATTGTTTCTTTAAAAGAAATAGATGAATTATACGAAGAACTTGCTGCGATGTCTGGTCATTTTAATCCAGAGACAAAAGAATTCAAAGATGGTAAAGAATGGACAGAATTAGACCACAAAATCCATGATATTTGCTACAATTGGTACATCAGAATTATAGAGAAGAAACTGAAGATAACAAAATATTATGAGAAATACTATGGAAAATATTTAGGTGATAAGAAATAGACTATTGTGAGTTTTTGAGAAAATTGTTCGATATAGATTTTCCGTGTTGTGCTAGTTGTCACGATGAGTATGAATGGGGTTTGGAAAATGATGTTTATATTCCACTCTGCGAACATGGTGGAGATTGGGAAGGAGATGAATATCCTCATTTAGCTCTTTGTTGTGCTTTTAATGACTTCATGGATAATCTAACTGAAGAACAAAAACAAAAGATAAGAGATAATTATGACAAAGTTTTTCACTCTGGTTAAGGAAGAAGTATGTTTAGCATGGATGGATTTTCATAGTATAGGGCATTTTATAATGGGTCAATTGTGCTTTGCTGGAACTTATTTAGTTCTACTCGGCGGATTACCATTCGAATTAAATTTGCCCTACTCTCTTATATCTTCAATTATATTTGGTGTATTATTTGAAGTAATTGAAAATGGACCCTGTGTTAAACTGAAATTTGCTGGTCGAAAAGATTCTGTTGAAAATTCGGTTGCTGATATTGTTTTAGTGATATTAGGAGCAATCTTTGAATTTGTATTAATTGGTTTTGCTTCATTAACAATTAATATCGTTTTAAACACGACAGTCTTTGTAGTTTTAATGATTTTGTATCTCAAATTGAGAATGTTAACATGTTAGTTAAATTACATTGCGGAGCAGAATATGACTTTCATACCATAAAAAGTATAACTGATTTAGGAAATGGAACGCTTGAGATAGTAGGAAATTTTAAACCTAGAGGTAAGTACCAAACAATTGTTATTTTTATAATCTCAATTGAGAATTGGGAAGAGGTTTCAAAAGAAAAGATATCATTAAAGCCTTATTTTTGTAGTGAATGTAAAAAACTCCATAAAAATGGAGAAATATTTGAGGCTCATAAGAAGTATTATATGAAAAAAGATGAAGCGATTCCAAGTGATAAAATCCTTGAGGCAGATTTAACAAAACTAAAAGAATTTAGTAAAAGACAGTTAAAAAGTCTTATGGATAGAATGAAGTGGAATCCGAATAAAACAGATTTATATACAAAAGAAATAAACAAGCTATTAATATATGAAGGAGTGGTGACTGATGAGGAGTTTCTCGAAAATTACCAAATTAAATGATAAAAAATTGTTGGAATTTATTGTCGAAAAATGCAATAATGATAACACATTTTACATGACTTTACTTGAAGAGTTGACTGATGATTGTCCCTTTAGGGAAAGTTGTGGAGAAGAATATATGGAAGATTATGGAGGTAATTACGATGACGGCAGATATGATGCCTACGACTGAATGTGAATATATTGGTGAATGTAAACATTTTAATGAGGATAGTGTTTTATGTTTTTCCAAATTAAAATATGCTTGTTCTCATTATCATTATAGAATGTATTGGGATGAAGATGAGAAAGATTAAAAAACAAGTTAATAAATATTTTGAGGATTTAAAAATGAGTAAAGCAAAAGAAGAGAAGAATTTTTTGGCTGATTTTACGCCAAACGGGATGGAACCATCTAATGGAGTTAGACATCATCATTATAAACTTTCAGATGTTGTATGTAAACTTCTTACTAAGATGGAAGAAATTGAGAATACAATTGAAGTAGTGAAACATTTTTTGGGAGAAGAACTCTACTGCGCTATGAGTAAAAAAGTTAAGAGGATAAAACAACAAGAGAAGAAAATATTGGAAGAACAGCAGAAACTTGTTGAATTAAAGGGAGGATTATGTTAAGACTATTTATTGACGGGAGTGCAACACCAAATCCAGGACTAGGTGGAATTGGATTTGTGTTGTATGATGACGACAAACAAATTATGCACGGATATACATATCTTGGTGAAAACATAACAAATAATATGGCTGAATTCTTAGCTGTTCCTCACTCTCTTTTTCATATCATTAACGCATTTAAACCAAAGGAGTTAGAAATTAATACTGACAGTGAACTTGTTTATTCAGCATTTATGGGAACGAAACAAGTGAGAAATGTTAAACTTGTTGATATATTTGAAGCAGGTCTACAAACAACTTCTCTTATTTCAGAAATTCATTGGAATAAAATAAGTAGATTGCTTAATGGATATGCCGACAATTTAGCAAGAAGAGCTATTAATAAGAAAGATTCCGAGGTTTATATAAATGCGAGCAGAATTCCAAAAACTGGTAAAGAGGATTAAGGAAGTATGGGAAATCTTGTTTATATTTGTTACTTTTGTTATTACTATGATTATTATGATTGTGTTTGTTGCTCATAGTAGTAATGATCTTGAACAAAATATAGCAATGATGATAGGAAGTGTATTTTATTTTACTATGATGGCGGTGGTATTAGTTGTATTGCCCAGAATGCGGAAAAGAAAGCGCAAGTGAATATGTTTGTACTAATTGTGGATTAGTATTTGAAGATAAACCTATAACAAATCAACCACCTATTTCACCTGAGAGCGAGGTAATCAGAGGTGGGAAGTTTAGATCCAAGTATCTTAAGGATCTACTCTCTCCCACCAAAATTAATTTAAAACATGTAAATGACGATATGAAGAGAATCCTAAAAAAGAATACTCCGTTTTGGGATTTGAAAAGAACATTAATCATTCACAATGAAATCAAACGATTATGTTGTTTATTAAATTTAAATAAAAATGTAGAAATAAGTTGTGTTTATTATCTTAATAAGATTAAGTCTAAGAGTAAAGAACTTGGATTTTCTCTATTCAAAAAAGGAGGAAGTTCACTCGAAAAAATTGCTCACGCTATTGTTTTCTTAGTAGCCAGAGTAGAAGATTTACCACTTACTCTATATGATTTTGAAAGAATTGGATTAGATAAAAAGGAAGTATACAAACAATATTCAAGGTTAAAGAGAGATTTAAAGATAAGATTTAAACCAACCGACGCAAGTGTTTATATTAATAAAATTTTAAAACAATTAGATTTACAAATAAGAGATGAATCATTGTTGTCTTTATGCGCCACTTCATTTATAATGAAAGTTGGTGTCTTAGAAGAATTAACAACTCATCCTCTTGGATTTAGAAATCAAATTGTTAAAACAGCAGCAGTTATATATATGCTTGGAGGAAGTGTTTATCGTATTACTCAAAAAGAAATTTGTAATATAGTGGGATGTAATACACATGCACTACGAAATAGAATTGAAGAAATAAAAGATTTGCTTTATAAGGTTGGTAAAATTCGTTTTGAAGATAAACACTGGAGAAAATTTAATAAAGAATATAAGCCGTTTATTGATAATATGTCGAAAATACTTGAAAGACCAAAATACTTTATAAGTGGTTTAGTAGATTTAAAATATCAAATGGAAATAACCAAAGCATTCAAAGGAATTATAGAATTGGAGTTTAAAGATGCTAGTTAGATTTAAATGTTTTTGTGTCACAACCGACTGTTATAGTTGTCCATTTAGTAGATATGTCGATTGTAAAGTTATGGAAAAAACTGTATCATGGAAATGTGTAGAAATTGATTTTGAAGCCAGTTGGTCTTTTGGTGAGGAATTATGAAAAAAAGAAATATTGATGTTGGATGGGTGATTAGTGCACTTTTAAGCATAGCATTCATTATCGGCATTATATTATTATTTATATTTTTTATGGCGTTATTAGGATGACGGAAGAGAGAATTAAAAAATTAGAGGAATCTATCACAAAATTAACACAAATGCTGGAACACTGTGGCAAGAGGCTGATGAGGATGGAACACGAGATAAATGTGTTGCGTATGTCTTCTAAGGGAGGATTTACAGTAGCAACAGATCATTTGGAAAAATTGAAAATGGAAGTGAAACAACTTAGATATGAATTGGATGCTGTTATGTATGGAACACCTCGTAATTTTATTGTAGAAGAAGTTAAAAATTCTTTAGAAGGAAAAATACGAGGATTAGATAACGAACTTGAAGCACACCATTATCAGTTGGATGATATAAGAAAAGAGATAAGAGAATTAGTTGAACGGATGAATATCTTGGAGCAACCAGATTTATTTAGAAAGATAGAAGTCACTCGTGATTATCATTTAAAGCCAAGCGCTTGTCCTGTGTGTGGCGGAAGAGGAACCGTTTCTTCTGATTTTTACACCAAAATCCAAAGTACTGCTTCTCTTGAAGAAGTAAAATGTGAGAGTTGTAATGGAGCTGGTGTATTATGGGGATGAAGGAAAGGTATAAAATAGGAGAACATTTTTACTGGTGCAAACGCTGTGATGTAGATTTAACCATAACAAAAGTTATAGGTTATCTTGTTATTTGTGTTTGTAAATGTTGCGGTAAAGTAGTAGGTTATTATGATACATTAATGAAATTTTTAGATGAAGAAGATGGTAAAGAAAACTAAAGATGGATGTTGGCAATTTACCTATTGTAATGAATGTATGTTATATCCAATGGGATTGGGTTGTCCACATCAAGAGGAAGAAAATGATAAAGAAGACGATTCTGAAAGCAATAATTTATAGATTAATAAGTTTTTGTGTAGTTTATCTACTCGTTTTCTTATTTACAGGACAATTAGTTCAAGCAACTTATATAACAGTCTTGCTGGAAATGATTAAAACTATACAATATTTCTTATATGAATTATTATGGAAAAGGTTAAGTAAAAATGAACCAAAAGTGTGAAAATTGTGAATACTGGAGAGAAATTGGAGATAAAGTAGGTCATTGTTGTATTTTACCAGCATATACCGATTATTATTATTGGTGTGAGGAATATGAAAGAAGAACATCCTTATAAAACAGGTTCGAATATTTATTCTATGAACCCCTACCTGCTCAAAAGTTTAGGAATAAACATAGACGAAAATTGTGTTGTGTGTGGCAAAGATCAATCTTATAATATGTATTATGTTCACGATGGAATGATTCATTGTATTCCTTGTGCAATAAAACATAAACACATAACACAAGAGGAGGCAGATTTACATGTTGATGAATAGTTTTACAAATTACCAAAAATGTGATATTTATCACAGTAGTTTTTATCCAATAGAAATAAGAGCAAGAGATATGGATACAACCAAAAAAGTAATAATGAGAAATAAATGCGACTGGTGTGGATATTCAACTGGTTTGTTAAGAAAAGCAAGCCATGAATCTTATGTTATATTTTGTGAGAAATGTAGCAAAATATTAAAAATATTGGAGAGACAAATAGAAGCAGGAAACATTATATGGAGAGAAATTTAATGTATGAAAGAAAAATGTGCCCTATGTGTGGAGCAGTGGGAAAAGATTTAAGAGAAGTAGAAGATAGAAGACCAAGTAGAAGAATGTATAGAATTTCTACTGGAACTTTTATGTATCCTAAAAAGAATTATTGTAAAAAATGCGGGTATGAATGGTAATGAGCTTACAAAGATTTATGGATGGAGTTTTTGAAGGAATTTGGGACACAAAAGATTTCAAAACAGATAAGTTTATTGCGTGGGATATAGGTTCGGAGATTGTAATTAATCGGAATTTTTTTCCCGATGATATAAGAATTTATACAGAATATAAAACAGTTCAAATGGTTTATTCTTATAAAACTGGCGTATGTATTGAATGGAACGGAAACTATTTCTTTGCTAATATGATAAAGAAATATATTGAAGAAGGATTTCAAAACAAACCTGTTGAAATAAGATTTTTTAGGGCTGGTTTAGTTTATATGGAGTTTAAGATAGATGAAACTTACTCCTTTGTTGTTCAACAAATTATGGATTACGATGGTAAAGGAGATTTAAAACCAATACCATTTGACAAAGTATTTAAAAATGTAACAATTTCAAGTGATATGGAATTATGAAATATAAGTCAAGTGAAGATGTATGGATAGTAATGTTTGAAAATGTAGGATATTCTTGGCTTCCTCAATACATTATTAGTGTGTTTGCTGATAAGAAGAGAGCGGAAGAAGAAGTTGCTTATCTGAAAGACAATCCAAGATTTAAATTTGTCCTACTCGAAAAACAGAAAGTAAATGCTGAAAAAAAGGCGAAGAAAGAAAAATGAGCAAAATAGGAAGAATATTGAAATGGATTTTTGCAAGACCAAGATGCTTTTTATGTAGAAAGAGATTTCATAAAGGAGACCAAGTTGTAGAATTTTTTGGCGGATTTGCGCACTATACTTGTTTCGATAAACAAATGCAAGAAAACGAAGAAAGAGGAAAATGATACTAGGCGAATTATTAAAAACCGAAGGATTTGACAACTTTGAAGAAAAAGAAATAATAAGGCATATACTTTGGGGAATTTTTGAATGGGAAGTACAAAAAAGAATTTATAGAATAAACCGTGAAGGAATTGTTGCCTTAGAAAAATCAATTAACTCGGTTTTTGAGAAATTCATTAAACCAAGATATAAAGTTAGAGCAACAATTCTTGATCATTCCGACGATGATGCCGCTTGGGGAGTTGCTATGATGGAAAGAAAAATAGATTTTAAGTTGATAAAAGAATGAGAAGACAACAATACAATCACAAACAATTAAGAAGGAAAAAGAAGCATAAGAAAAGGGATAATAAATATCAAATTCCTCATTTGTATCCTTGTGCTAATCCAAAAGCTACTCGAAGATATTTGAGAGATCATAAATGTAAAGTATGTGGAAGATATTTTTATAAATGTGAGTGCGATGACAAAAATAAGAATAAATTATAATGTGGTTTGTAAAAACTGTGAATATTTTAATGGTTTTCACAATTATTGTGTTAAATATCATGTTCCTACTCGCGGCGATGATTGGGGATGTAATAAACACAAAAAAAATAAAAGAGGTTATTTATCTTGAGTCCTTATATAAAACTAGAAGGAAGACCAGATATGGATGAAATTGTCGATCTTATGGTTAAGAAAGGAGTAAAAGCCAATGGAGATTTAAACTATGTATTGTTTAAATTTGCCAAGTATCACATTACTCCGAGTTATAATAACTATAAGAATTTCTGTGGCGAATTACAAGAATGCGCTGTTGAAATTAGACGACAAATTTTAGCGAAGTATGAAAATACAAAAATTAAAGAAAACGGCGATGTATAATTAAAATGACACAAATTATAGCAATATTGTATTTATTAGGAGCATTGTTCCTCTGTGCAGGAGCAATACTTGGATTAATACAAGCTTTTAGAGGTTAAAAAATGGTAGATTACAACAATCCTCCTCCAGTTTGCCATTTATGTGAGAAGTTTTATACTCCTCTCAAAAATGGTATAGATGTTTTCTTAATGACTGGAGTGGATAACAACGAAATATATATATATTGGAGAGCAGATGTATATGAATGTCCAGAATGCCATGTTCAAATTATAACTCGATTTGGTGCTCCACAACATTATTTTGAAAATAAGGAGAAAATAAAGGCAATATATAAATCTGCCAAAATGAGAGGAACTATAGTTGAAGTAACATGAAATTAGAAAAAGAAGAATACGCTAGTTTAGGAGATGGTAAGTTAATGAAAACTCTTGCTATTCACCTTATACCAGAAGATGAAGAAGACGAAAGAATTATAAGAGAAATACATATTTCTAAACTTGGAGATATGATATATTTATGAATGAACCAAGAATCTTATTAATTGGAAGATGGAGTCCATTTCATAATGGACATAAAGCCTTAGTCGATTCTTTCTTAAAAGTTGGAAAGAAAGTACTTATAGCAATAAGAGAAACGGAGGAGAAATATCCTGTGTCTCTTAGAATGATGATGATAAAACAAGTTTATCCTAGCGATGAAATTGTTCAAGTTATAAGTATTCCAGATATAGAGGGAGTTGCGATAGGCAGAGATGTTGGCTACTATTTTGTAGAAGTACCAGAAGATATAAAAACAATTTCGGGAACAAAAATCAGAGCAGGAAAGAGTATGGATGTTCCAGATGAAGTAAAAGAAATATTAGATTTTTGGGAATCTACCGGAGAAATGTTGGGATATTTCTAAAAATAAACTATTTAAATCTTTTCTTTATTTTTTTATTAATTAGTTAATTTTAGAATAATAAATATAGTATTTTTTATGCTCACATTTAAAAAGGTTTAAAAGAACTATTAATTAAAGAAAAAAGTAAAATTATAGATCAAAAGTAAATTCGTCTAATTTTATGTAAAAATTTGGGAGAAAAAATGATGATAGAGAACGCCCTTAAAAGTCCATTGAAAACGCATTCTGATTATAGTTACCAGCGATTTTGTAAAAATGTTAAAAAGTTAGTTTTCCAAAATAGATTTACCATAGATGAGATTGCTAAAATGACAAAGCGTTCTGTTGAAGAATGTGTCGAAGCATTTGAAATCTACACTGGGAAAAAATTACCTGCTACATTTCTGATTGCTGGAAATGAAAGGCAAATAAATGAACTCAGAAAACTCATCCTCCAAAAACAAAAAATCCTTCTCTTCGGAAAAAACGGGGTAGGTAAATCAACTATACCGAAAAAATTGGCTCAAGAATTAGGTTGGAGAATTGTTTATTCATACCCCACAAATAATGAAGAGCTTTTAGTAGATTTCTCTGAACTTCCCCTCAAGACAAAGAACACAATCTTTGTTATTGAGGGGGACTCCTTTTATTGGAGGAGTTATGGATTAATAAATCACTATATTAAAGAATCTAAAAATCCAATAATTATTATTGTAGATAAATCTGATAAGGTTCACGCTACAGTAAGAAAACAATTAGTAACAGTAAAATTATCTTCACCAACAAGAGAAGATGTAAAGAAATGGGTGGAAAGAAAATACCCAGATTGGAAGGGAAATATTAATGATGTGTATGACGAGAATATGCGAGTCACACTCCGAAATATTAAGTATGGGATAAAAACCTATAAACCTTCTAAGGAAGAGAAGCTGGACGCCCAGCAAGTAGCATACCGTGTGATACAAGGAAAGGCAACAGTCCAGGACTTCGAAAATTGTATACATCCTTTTGATTGGATACTTAGTTGGATAGGATATAATGCCTATACTTTTTATTACGGCACAGATGTTCAAGATTTAATGTCTTGGATTGATGACAAAAAATATAATTTTAAACCTGATTATCTCAGAGGTTGTCTTCTTAATTTGAGAAAGCCTGATAAAAGAGGAAAGTTAAAATTTCCTCCACAAGGATTTAAACCTAAAAAGGAAGATGAGGAAGATTGGATTAAAGAAAAACGAAAAATTAAAAAAATTAAGAAGGAAGAACCTCAACCTAAAGTTTTTAAGTTTGCAGGAGATATGGAACTGTGATAATACAAAAAGAACATTGGGATAAAGATAAAGCTCAAGTTTTCAAAGACATAGACGCTATTAAGAAAAAAGTTGAAGCGTTTGGCTATGGTCATCCTATTGCTATGATTAGAAGTGAATATCTTAAATCCTTAGAAAAAACAAGAAAAATGTTTGAGGACGAAATGAAAAAAGCCTCTGATAAATGGGCTTCTCCTTTCGCAGCAATTACTCTTCCAGATGACATGAAACTTGAATTTATTGATCCGGCTTACGGAACAGGAGTTTTTGGATTAAGCGGAGTTGTAATGGCAGAAACAAGAGAACCTGATTTAACTATTAAAGTTAATATTACAGATCACGATGGAACACCTGTAGATTTACAAAACTGTGAAGTTAAAATTGTAGATAAAGAAAATGGTATTATTGAAATTACAAAATATAAAAAGGTAAAATTAAAATGAGCTTTTGGGAAAAATTTAAGGCTGGTTGTAGTTGGTTGTATGGAAAGGCAAAAGCAGGAATTATTGCCGCAGGTAAATGGTTAAAAAAGAAATTACCTATTTTAGGTGGGTGGATTTTAAGTGGATGTAAATTAGCAATTAAACTTGCTAAGGGAGCAATTTTTGGAGCTTATTATGGAATGAAAGATGGCTATAATGCTTGGAAAGAAACTCCTAGTTATGAACCATGTACTTGCATATCATTTGAGTATTTAGCTGATGATATACTCGATGATCCTGAGCCAGAACCTGAACCAGTGATTGAATAATGATTATAGGATTGTGTGGAAAAAAACGGAGCGGAAAAGACACAGCAGCAGAATATTTGTGTTTTGCTTATAAATTTACAAGGTATGGTCTTGCTGATCCGATGAAAAAGGCAGTAAAAGAAATCTTCTTATTATCAGATGACCAATTGTGGGGAGATTTAAAGGAAGCATTAGATGCTCGTTATAACACTACTGCAAGGAAATTACTCCAAGTTTTTGGTACTGAATTATTTCAATATGATATTTATAAGCATATTCCAGAATTATCAGTAGAACCAAGAAAATTATGGATTAATAGATTTGTATTGTGGTATCGTTATAAACAGGGCGGTATTCCTATTCATTTCATTAATTCATTAAATAATGAAATAATGTATAATGACGCCCCCTTGGATGTCGTTATAAGCGATGTTCGTTTTCCGCACGAAGTTGATGTAATCCGCGAAATGGGCGGAATAATTGTGAAAATTGACAGAACATGCGTTGATTGTACTGACTGTCACGCTAGCGAAACAGAGATGGATAAAATAGAACCAGATTATATTATTGATAATAATGGTTCAATAAAAGATTTAGAACACAATTTAGATATACTTATAGAGGGTATAAAACGAAATGAAAAGAATAGTAAATAGATTTGTAACTCCTCACGCCATTAAATACAAGGCTCGTGAAAAGCTAATAATGGAGAGAACCAAAGCTGGTCATAGAGGACCTATTGGAGCTATTCGTCTAACTGCTGATAGAACTGTTGAGGCTTTTCTTGATTACTTTGATATGTTAGGCTCAGATGGTTGGATTTATTCTGGAATTTGTGAAGATCCAGATCTTCCCTATGGTGGGGTTCATGTATTCTATAAATGGGTTGAAGACGATGGTTTTAAATCAACCATTGAAGAACCAGAAATTATAGATGAACAACCTCTTTCTGCTTCTGAAGTTTATGAAAGAGAAAGAGAGAGACAAGAACTTTTAAAACAAACAACCGATCCTAGACAAATATCGGATGCAAGATTAAATGCTGAGATGATGGCACGACAAGAACCAATTAAGGATTTAGATGAAGATAGCGATATCTTAGAAGAATTAGATTATGCAGTTCATCACGAAGAAGTTATGGAAGACGAAGATCCAAAGAAAATTAGGTTTGAATTATACAAACAGTATGAAGAAATCAATCCTAATAAGAAAGCTGTTTTTAGAGGCAAAGAAACACAAGGATTTACAGAATGGTTGGAATCACAACAGGAAAAATGGGCTAAAAAATAATGAACCTTGATGTGAAATACCGTCCGAGAACCTTTAAGGAATTTAAAGGCAACGAACGGATTATTAGGGATATAAAAGCCTTACTCAAAGTTGGAGATTTACCACACCTTATGTTTGTTGGACCTCCAGGAACTGGTAAAACAACACTAGCACTTCTTATTGCTCGAACAGTATTAGGAAGACCTATTCATATTAATACTCGTGATGGCGATCCAGATTTTAAAGAGTTAAATGCTTCTAGTGCAAGAGGAATAGATGTTGTAAGAGAAGTAATAGAAGAATACGCTAGGGTTAAACCATTAGAAGGTACTCCTTATAGATTTATTTTATTAGATGAAATAGATTCTTCTACTCAGGAATTTCAACACGCCCTACGACCTGTTATTGAAAAGAATGAAGATAGATGTAAGTTTATTCTATGTTTAAACAGGATTCAAGGAATAAAAGAACCAGCTTTAATTTCTAGGTGTGCAACATTCTTTTTTGAAAAGCCTAATACTGATGTAACAGCTAGCTTGTTACTTGAAATAGCTGAGAAGGAAGGAGTTAAATTTGAGGATGAACAATTAGCTTATGATGTAGCAGAATATTATGAAGGAGACTTGCGCCATATTCTCAACGATTGTTTAGAAACATTAAGAGGATATGATGAGGTAATAACTAAAGATCATTTATGGAAAGTCTATGAGAAAAATGGAAAATCAGTTGCTTCAAGAGTATATGAATCTGAAAATCCAAAGGAAGAATTCTTTACAATATATAGGAAAGAAGCCTTTGATGTTAGAGAGTTTTTGGAAGAATATTTCAAGCTCTTAGGAGATAAAGGGATTCCGCACTCGAAAGAGATTTCCAAGATAGACGCAAGAATTAGAAATTATTGTAATGTACCAATACAAATGAGTTATTTTTTCTCGTTATTTGAAAACGAAGGTGAAAAAGAGGATGGAATTAAGACTAAGTTTAAAAAACCCTTCTGAATTGGCATTGTTAAAAGAAGTCACCAAAGCATTAGGAAACTATACTCGATTAGCTATTTTAGATTTAATTGCTAAAGATACCACAGGCAATTTAAACTATGGAGAATTGGCAAACAAATTGAAGAGAAGTCCTACTGCTATTACAAATCATATGGGTTTGTTAAGGAGAAGCAAGTTGACAGAGGATATGATAGTAGAAGGGAAAAGAGGTAAAATGCAAAAACTTCCACAATTAAAATATGACAAAATAGTTATTGAGTTAAAATGAATGACTACGACTTCATGCCACAAACTCCAGAAGATATAAACTCTCCTGTGTTAGTTCCGTTTGGTCACGATAGTACAATTATAAGATTGTTGCTTGATTTAGAAAAAGATGTATATGTGGCACCTCAATATAAATTCTGGGGAACAAGGTTGCAAATATTATTGAAGAGACATCCTAGTAAATATACACTCGATTATATTCAAGAGAAAATAAACAGTGAATATACTGGTGTAGTTACGAAGAGTAAATATAGACATCTATTCAATACTCTTTTTAATGAAGAAACTGCCGAGTTCATAGATAAAATTTACCAGATTGAATTCGATCAAAAAGAAAAAGATATCGTTATTTTCTTATTAACCTATGAACTTGAACGAAGGAGTGATGATCTATATCAATTCAAAAAAACGACTCTAAATTTAGAAGTATTGAATGATATATTTGAAAATTTACTCGATTATTTTGATTTTCTAGTTGATGTTAAAAATATGAGAGTATATATCCTAAAAGATGAATTAAGCAATCAAAAGTTTGGTGGAGTTGTGGATTCTTTATATAGGAACGCAAGGTATTATACGCCACAATATTTAGGATTTGTTTCTGTATTTACAGGAGAAGTAGAACATGTAAAAAGCTGGGAAGATAGACTCCAACATGTTGCAGAACATAATTTAATACATGGAGGAAGAATTTATTTGCCCGACTATCCAAGTGAATATAAAATTAAGATAGATAAAATGTTAAATAAATTAAATTATAAGAAAGAAAGTTTGTTTGTTTGGCGTAGACCAGATATCAAGGTAAATAAAATTACAAAAGGAATAAAAAGGTATTTTTAATATGGAGCTAGATTTACACACAAAGAAAGTTTTAGAAAATTTAGCTAAGTCTTTTGAGAAAGATTTCTCCAAGGTGGTTGAACTTTTTGAATATGCACGGGAGAAAATCGCTGAAGAGACAGGCAAGAAAGAGCCCAAACTTAGCATCGCTGCTATACATGTAACAAGGGCTAAGCTAACAGAGCTTCAACAAGAAACTGGAAAAGAAATAAATATTATTATATTTGGAAAAGATCCTAGTAGAGATTCCAATGCTTCACTACGAAAACAGATTCTTGCTGACTTCTGGAATAATCCAGAATCAAGACGAAAAGTCGTTGAGCAAGGAAAAGTTATGGTAATGAAAGCAGGTAAGGGAGATCCTACTAAAGATTTTCATTCAGTTTATAAGCCTGTTACAAAGATTATAGAATCAGTAGAAGTTGACGGAGAAACAGTCGTAACAAAGGGAGAGATTTGGGATCCTGCATTGGTTATCGATCCTATTTGTAGAGACTTTAGAAAGTTCTTAGATGATGACGAGAATGTAGAGAATTGGAATTATACCAAACCGTTATTAGAGAATTGGCGTACTACTTATTTTGGAATTGGTTATTTTGAAGACACTCCAGATCTAACCAAGAAAGTTCAACTAAGATTTTTTGGTGATAGTGCTGATCCTCATAGTGGACAATTTGTAGGTAAACGAATTGATTTCTTTATTCCATATAAAGTGAAAGTAACAGTAAATGAAAATTTAAGCACAGAAGATTGTTATTCTGTATCTGCTAAAAATGTTCCTGTTCCATCTGGAGATGTTGATATTGACATTATAGCAATGTTAGAAGCAATTAACACAATGCATAGAGCCAGATTAGAAGCAAAAGGAAAGAAACCATTAGATTTAATTCCTATTGTTGATATGGCTGATTTAAAGAAATGGCATTTAGAACGCAGAGCTAGGAAAGATGTTGATGGAAACATAATGAAATCAGATTCCGGCTGGGATTTAACAAATTGGGATGAATATTGTGTCATAGATCAAGTTACCTATCTTGGTTTGAGAGAATTTTCAGAAGGATACAAACCAGCAGTACTTCAACACGATTCAACTGGTAGGCGTTCTTTCTTTGTTAATTATGACAACGATATTAATATGAATGTTCCTGTACCAGCAGATATATTGATTTGTGTTAAGACTGGAAGAGGTCTATCTTCTTATGATAGAGAATCAAGAACCAAAGTAGAACTTTCTGACGATCCAGATTTGTCAATTAACATTTGTGGATTGAAAACTTTAGAGAGTTATGAGAAGATTATCTTTCCAAAAGAGGTTACTGGTGACTTGTAATGAGTGAAGAAGTAAATTTAGATATGGATAAAGACGAACTAGATGCAGTAGTTGGCAGAATGATAAAAAAATTTGAAAACGAAGACGAAAAACTAACCAACTTAGATGTAATTTTTATTTTAAAATCAATTAGAAGAGCATTGAGATGGTAAATATGGCTACAACTAATAGAGTTAGTCTAATTGCAAGTCTATTGGATGAAATGATAAACAATCCAAACTGTCAATACTTAAAGCTAAGTCTTTATTTTGATGGTATTAAATTAGATTTAACTGCTAAAACAACTGTAGTAGAGGAAGATAATGAGCTTCAGTAAATTTACCAAACCTGCAGTACATGTTGATGATGAAGAATTAAAGAGAAGTATTTCTTATAAGAAGATTCAACCTGATGCAAAGTTTGGTCTTAATATAGCTCTAATTGCGCCTGCTGGATTTGGAAAAACTCTCATGTCTACTGCTTTTGGCTATTTCAATTCAAAGTATATGGATAGATTGGACAAGGAGAAATTTCCTTACTCCATTCGTTTGTTAAAGGAAGGACACATGTCAGAAGTAGAGAAGATTGTTATCCATGATTTAGATAATGGATACCACAAAGCAATGTCTCGTGGAACATTTAAGAGGATATTAGAACCTTTAGTTCCTATAATAGATGTTGTTGAGTTTGATATTCCAGAAAGGGATGTAGAAGTTGAATTAGGAAAAACAAAATCTGTAAGAATAGATGAACTTTTAAAAGCAAAGAGAGAAGTAGAAGACGCGGCTAAAGCAGCAGTTGCTGATTTTGGCTCAGAAGTTTTATGGATAGTAGATTCTCTTAGTGAATATTACCAAGTCCTGGACTCTATGTTCTCTATTGTCTATGAAGCAGTCTATGATAAAGAAGTTGGTTCTCGTGTGGAGAATCAGAAAGACTGGCAAATCCGAAACGCTTGGTGGAATGAATATATGAAGCGTAAAAGGAAATATAAAGGATGGCAAATAGACAATGTTAAAGCAGTACCAATTCCACCTCATTGGGTTAAGAAAAATGATCCAGATCCATACAACATTAAATGGGCTGAAGGAAGTGGAGGCAATGCTTTTAATTTAGACCAAGTTTATAGATTACATAAAGACGCTGAAGGATTTCCTTATTTCAACTTAATAGATGGAAGATATAAAAGTAAGATAGCAACAGATAATATAGAGCTATATTATGCGTATGACAAAAGAGATGTTGCTTTCTATATAATAGAACACATAGCAAAATATATAATTGAAGGATCAGAAATAAAAGAGGAAGAACTATGGTAGAATTTAGAAACCCAAGTGGAATAGAATTCAAAGACATAGATGATGAAGAATTCAGAGTCTATACTTTTGTTAGAGACGGAAAAATCTTTTATGTAACAATTCGAGAACCTCTCAAAATAAATGTAAGCCAATCTGGAGGTCATAGATTATTTGACGCTAATGGAGATTGTCATTATATTCCAGCAGGTTGGATACATTTAAGATGGAGAGCTAAAGAAGGATCAGATCATTTTAGGTTTTAAACATGACAAGATTTAGAATTAAAGGTAAAGAATTCCAAAAGTTTTTGGATGGAGTGTCTTGCAGAGGGGTACTCCAATTTAAAAGTAAGGGGAAAACAGAAGCACCCCTTTTCTCTGCTTTTTATATTGATGTAGATAAAGATAATCAAAAGCTAACTGTTTTAACAATTGATACATTCTTTCAACAAATAAAGCAAGACAGTTCAATTAAAGCAAAGGTTGATGAAGCTGGAGTGGTTGAAATAACTAACAAGATAACCTTTGACAAAATCTTTAAATCTATGGATGTTGAAAAAGAAATAGAAGTTTGGGATGACCAAGACGCTATTTATATTCAAACTGTGGATGGTTCAGATTGGTATAAGAGAAGGTTAACTGGAGACAAGGCTTTAGACGATGTTTATAGCCAGAAAGATTTGCTTTTTAATTGGAGAGATTCTCATTCTTATGTAGATGTTGTAGCCGATGATGGCGAAACAATGAAAGTAGCAAAATTCACGACTCCAAAAGGTTCTGCTTTATATCCTATGAGAATAAAGTTAGACAAAAAAGATTTACTTAAACTCGTATCTGATTCAATAAATCTCACAAAAGATAATGATACTGTTATTTTTAGTGAGGAAGGAAAATTAATTATATCTACTGGAAGACCTAATGCCACTAGTATGGCTCGTCATAAAATTACATATGAGAATTTAGGAAAAGAAATATTACCTTTCTCAATTAAGTTCTCTGCCTTACAAGCAATCATTCCTAATTTGTTAGATGAAATTATTTTTAATTTCAGAAAGCAAAAGAATGAGACAATGGTTTTAAGAATAGAGAGTATGGACAAGACTATGGTTCAAGTGTTTTCAATTGGAAGTCAAGACAAAGATGGAGTCTTGTATGATGTAGATATAATTGAAGAAGTAGAAAGTATAGAAGATATAGAGGAAGAGTAAATTGGAAAGAAATGTAGGAAATTTAGATATAGGTGAGAAACTAATGATAAGGAAAGCTAAGCGACATCCTTTATCCACCGATCTTTTTCCTTTTACTGATTTTGATATAGAAGATTTTGAAAAATCTGGTAAACATGCTATCTGGCGCGGAGTAGTAACAAAGCAATTTAAAGAATGGTATGATAACAAACCAAAATTAGATCCTATTAGGATTAAGGAGAAAGAAAGGAGATTTAGAAACAAATTACAAAATATAATCAACGCAAGAAAATGACTGATAGAGATATAATTGTAATAAGAACTAAGGATTATGCTTTTGAACATTTAGAAGAATTCTCTCGTTTTGTAGAGCATGTTCAGATGTTCGATGACGACAAAACTAAATTTATCGTTATACCAAACCAGATTGTAGAGGAAGTAGAAAGATTATGAACCTTAAGATAATGAATTATGGGTATTATAACAACAAGAGCGATGTTGAAAAATATAATGCCCCAATTTTACTTTTATTTTGCAGAGATGAGAAGGGAAACTTTCATGTAGTTTATATTTGTGATAAGGAAAATTTAGCACCAGAAATGTATATACCAAAAAATGAAATACATATAGCCAAAGAGCTAGATAATATTATAACAATAACTGATGGACCACCATCAAATTATGGAGAGGAAACTCTTAGATTAACAACAACATTTCCATGGGAAGTAAGAAGAAACAGGGATTTGTTTAGTCACACATTCTTGTCAGATATTAAATGGGAAAAAATGTGTATAGAGAAGATGGGAATTCGCACTCCTTACATCACAGTTTCGGACGATTTTAAAGATAGATGGTTGACTGTCAAAGACATCAAAGAATTAAATGAATACGATCATTTCTATGTCAAGATTAGAACAGTTATATGGGATATAGAAACAAATGGAGAGCCAGTTTATCCTTTGTTTAATGGATATGATGATGCAGAAATATGCGATATAATAAGCATTACAGCATACGATAATTATACAGAGGAATATCATAGATTTATTTGGCATCCTCTTATTAAAGAAGACAGTCTTGAATTTGTTAAGAACTGGGAAAGAAGAGGAGAATATTATGTACCAGCTCTCAAAAAAAAGAAGAAATATTTCAATGTAAATAAAGTTTTTAATCATAATTTCACCAATGAAGTTGATATGTTGAAAAATTTTATAGACTGGATTGCTATGATAAGACCAGATGTTATGTTTGGTTTTAATAGTGAAGGAGGATATAAAATCTCAACTAAGAAAGGATATTCAAGAAAATATTATCACGCTGGATTTGATATGCCTTATTTCTATAAAAGATGTAAGGCTCTCAAGATATTAGATTATATGGAAAAACTTAGCCCTCTTCCTAATACAATTAAAGGAGTTAAATGGAGAAGTCAAGGCAAGAAAGGAGGAGTGAGTATAGAAGGATTGTGTCAGATAGATTTCATATATACGAATGCCATCTTTATGTATGATAAGAAATTTAATGAATTTAGAGAGGGCAACTTAGATGGATATATGAAATATTTTGTGGGATTTGGAAAGGTTCATCATAAAGAACATGTATGGGAACTTTGGAAGAATAACGAAACTTCTGATTATGATCCAACAAATCCAGAACAATATTTAATTAATAAAGAAAGAAATTTGGTGAAGGAATTATATACGAAAGCGAAGAAAATATTCGAGTGAAATGTCCTTTTTGTCTTAGTGAAAAAGTAAATGATATAGGTGACATAGATCATCGAATATATCTCTGTGAAAAGTGTAATGAAATGTGGTATGGAGAAGACTATGATTAGATGTAAGAAATGTGGGCTTGAATTAAGGTTGTCTTGTGGTTGTACTGGTCATTTTGAATGCCCGAGGTGTGGTAGAGTAGATTCTGAAGCAACAAACTTAAGATGTCCAATGCATAATGTACCATTAGTACCATACAAACCAACATTAGGTTGGACAGCAAAGAATACATACAAATGTCCAGTTGCTGGATGTTTTCATATTATTCATATCCATAAAATGGAACCATTTAGGTTTGAATAATGATACTGTCAGATATATTAAAAGAAGGAGAAAAATCATACGAGATACCTCCTGCTTATAGAACTATTGAGATACGACATCGTAAACTTGCGTTGACTATTGTAAAATATGATGTAATAATAACATTTGAACAATACAGTAGTTTAATGAAAGACATGAAAGATGGTAGAGCCGTTTGGGTTGATGGAAAAGAAGCAATGATAGTTTATACAAGAGGAGTAAGTATGATTGAAGATATGATAAAAATAGATGAGATTAGATATGACTGTTTGCGATAAGTTGCTCGACTATAATCTTGTAGATGTGGAAGGTCTTGTCTTATTAGACGATTTCTTTAAGATGATAGAAGACCAATTTGAACAAGCACATCTTGTGGTTGCTCCTCCAGACGATGGAATATATTCCAGCAAAATGCACGACCATGATATGATTAGAGATTATAGAGAGACAATGGTTTTTGATACAAAGTATCAGAAATGGGAGAGAAAACCAATAACAGGTAAGAAGCAGATTGGTTCTAAATTTACAATTACATTGGAAGATTTAGTAGAAGTTAGGAAGAGGAGAGGAGATACTGAAGAAATTAAAAGTTTACATGATTTGCCAAAAATCGGGGGGTATGTGCCTGAACCATTAAGAGCCGGGATGTTCGTATGGGTTATTACAATAGATTTTAACAAACAATATCCCAATGCGATAATGAGTTCAAACGCCGGAATAAAAACAGCAATTAATTTGTTAAAATATAACGATGAAGAAGTTTGGGATAAGGATGGAACGGTTTACCAACGAACGAATCTAATCGAAACGCCCATGGGCTTTTTCAGGAAAGATATTGAATCAGTTAATAGAAAGAAATTTATGAAGTGGCTTGAGTTACGATTAAAAGCTCAAGAGATGGCTACAGCGTACTTAAAAGCTAAAAAAACTATTGAAGATCCAATGTATAAGTTGTTAGATGGCAAACAATTTCGAATCAAAACTTTCACGAATGGAGGATTCGGAATCATGGGTTTACCAGCTGACAGGAATTACTCAAAATTTATATTCAATAATTGTACTCTCATGTGTCAAGATTTGACTAAGAAGATGATGAATGTTTTAAAAGAACTTGACTATGTTGTTATTGGAGGAGATACAGATTCTTGTTTTGTTTGTTTAAAATGTAAAAATTTAGAAGAAGCAATAGAAGAGGGAAAAGAATTAGTAAATAAGATTAATAAGATAATAGATAATTATCTTCGTAGAGTTTATAATATACAAGAACACACAATGAAAGTTGGATTAGAAACTATATCAGATAAATTCTGGGTTAAAGCAGCTAAAAATTATGTTAAAAGAAATCTATGGAAGGATGGTCAAATTTTAGACAAGGCTGAATTAGAAATAAAAGGTATCTCTCAAAAGAAGAGAAACACATCTAAATTCTCTGCTGACTTACAATCTACTATGATAGATATATTGTTAGATTCTCCTAATGTAGAGGAAGATTTTAAATTATTGATGAAAGTTCTTGATTCAAGATTCGAAACATTACCTTGGACTTATATTGCACCTAAAGGAGCAATCAATAGTGAGATAGATGATTATGATTTAGGTAATAGAAATGCAAGAGGAGCTAGAAACACTCGTGATTATTTTAACAAATATTTTAATCCTGGCGACAATCCATATATAATGCCGTTCAGCCAGTTTCCTAAGAAGTTGAATGGAAAGTTTGTAACACCTTATAAAGGAGATACAATTGTGTTATCTTTTGATGAAGAAGATGTAGAAGAACTTAAAAATTTAGGATTCGTTCCAGATTATGAAGAATTAAAAAGAAGCCAGTTAAATGAGAAATCAAAACCGTTTCTCAGCTTAATGAATACTTCTTATTATCAAATGAGAGCATTAAATAAAGTGAGCAATGATATGGAATTATGATACCAGATAATGTATGTATTTTATGTGGCAAAAGAGGATATTGTATAGATTTCAAGGAAGGTTCTTATGATATATATAGATGTCCTTATTGTAAAAGATTTTGGACTATAATGGTAGATAAAAATGAAGATTCTTAATTTATTCGCAGGAATAGGAGGAAATCGTGCTCTATGGGGAGACGAGCACGAAGTTACAGCGGTAGAACATGACGATAGAATTGCTCGAATTTACAAAAGAAGATACAAGAATGATAGAGTAATTATTGCGGATGCTTATGATTACTGTCTTTGGTTCTATGATGAATATGATTTCATTTGGGCTTCCCCGCCTTGCCCTACTCACTCTATTACCAACAATTTTCTACATGCTCAAGGTGTAAGGAGATATCCAGATATGAAACTCTGGCAGTTAATTATCTTCTTAAAATACTATTCAACTTATAATAATAATAATATCAACTGGGTAGTAGAAAATGTTAAAACCTACTATGAACCTATTATAAAACCATCATTCATACTGGGCAGGCATTACTTCTGGTCTAATGTCCATATACCTAGGAAGAAGTATGAATACTCTACAATTACAGTTACTAATGTGAAATCTGCTACAAGAAGAGATAATTGGGAATACTTAGCAGAGTTAGAAAAATATTTAGGAATTAAATTAGCTGATGATGTAACTGGAGAGAGAAGAAGACAATTATTAAGAAACTGTGTTAAGCCAGAAATAGGAAAATATATATTAGATTATATTATAGAAGGACCTAGTGAGATAAGTAATGATATGGAGTTATAGAAGTAGGGAAAATTTATTTAATAAGATAATGGTAAAGATAAGAAAAATTCTTTACTTTGTGTTGAAATTAGATATACATAAGAAATATGAAGCTGATAAAGATATTCAAGGATTTATCCCGCTTCTTTCTTATAATCCAAAAACAAAATTTTATAGATTTAATTGTTATTGCAGAACTTGTCCTTGTAATTTTAAAGGATTATGTAGTACACATTTCTATTCTATTCCGTATGTGTTATTACATGAATTTGATGGTGATAACATAATAAAAAATTTTTGTGGTTAATATGTATGATGAATGGAATAAAATAAAAGCAAAATGCCGTGACAGTGTAGTGGTAGATAAAGTGTTGTTCGAATCAAAATCTATTGAGTGGGGTACTCCTCAATGGTTATTTGACGAACTAAATGAAGAATTTGATTTTGTCTTAGATCCTTGTGCTAACGAAGAAAACCATAAATGTGAGAAATGGTATTCAAAAGAAGACAATGGTCTATCACAAGATTGGTCTATCTATAAAAGGGTTTTTATGAATCCTCCTTATGGAAGAGTAATAAAAGATTGGATGAAAAAGGCACACGAAGAATATTTGAAAGGAGCTACTGTTGTTTGTCTTGTTCCAGCAAGAACTGATACACAATGGTGGCACGACTATTGTATGAAAGCAACTGAGATTAGATTTATCAAAGGTAGGTTGACATTTGAAGGAGGAAAGCATTCTGCTCCTTTTCCATCAGCGATTGTCGTTTTTCAATTGAGAGATTATCCAAACTTTTTTGGAGAAGTAAGTAGATTTATTAAGAATAATGAAGTGAGATGCAGTAAATATGGGTAATTGGATACAATCATTATTAGGATGGTATGGAGGAAAATATAATTTATTGGATTATATTTTACCTTTCCCAAGACACACAACTTTTGTAGAAGTATTTGGAGGCAGTTCTGTTGTTTTGTTTAATAAGATACCCTCTGAAATAGAAGTTGTTAACGATATAAATTCACGATTAATTAATTTCTGGAAGACAATTCAAGAAGCACGAAGAGAATTTGTAGATTATTGTAAGAATGAAGGAGGAATAGATAGTCGTGCCTTATTCGATGAGTATAGAGAAAAGGCAGATAAGAAAGTAGAAGATGCTTTTAGATTATATTATGTAAATCATCACAGTTTTTCACAAATGAATAATGCTTATCATGGAATTTCATTTACAGGAAGAGAACAATGGCATTCTCCTTATCTAAATAAATTGGAGCATATAGACGAATATTATAAGAGAATAAAACATGTGCAATTTGAATGTCAAGATTTCAGAAAATTATTAAAAAGATGTGATAGAGAAACGGCTTGTATTTATTTAGATCCTCCTTATTTTACAGGAGGAGAAGTTTATGAATATATGGCTGGAATAGAAACAGGCTGGAATCAACAAGATTTTGTAGATTTAAGAACACTATTGAAAGATATTAAGAAAGCTAAGTTCGTTCTTAGTATAGACGAGAAAGATTTTTGGTTAGAAGAAATGCCAGATTTATATGTGCAACCAATAGAGAGAGTTAATAATGCTTCTCTATCTATAGGTGAAGAGAAATCTAGGAGTATAGAATATGTGATTAGAAATTATAATCCAAGAACTACTCCGACTATGAGAACTATGGCTGGTAAAAATAAAATAAAAAACGATATGGAATTATAATGGGAGTTTATGATACACTACCAAATGGTAGTCAGGTTAAATGTTGGGGAAGTATGATGAGAATGCTTGATGTAGGCTCTAAAGTAGGAAAACTAGGAGATAAGAAAGACTATATTGTTTTACTACGAGAAGGCGGATATGTAAAAGTGATTAAGAAAAAGATTGTTAAAATTTCTAGTCATAGAGAAAAGAAATGTCCTTGTGATTTCAAACTACCTGTGTTTGATAAATGGGGAGATAGAGTTTATTGTATGAACGATTTACATGGACTATTAGGTCCTTACGATATAGAGGATAAATATTATTATTGTGATAATTAAATGCTAACCGCAGAAGAATATTTTAAACAAGAACGAGAAAAAGCAGAGATAAAAGCAAAAGAACGAGAAGAAAAATGGACAAAAGAAATCATGGAAGAAATAAAAGAATGGGATTCTGATAAGCTAGAAGATGAATACATCAAACTAAGATTGTCAAGAATCTCTTATTACGATCCTATTACGCCTGGAATGGCTTGGGATTTATTCCATGAAGAATGTAGATTTTGTGGCTTAGAATATATTCAAGGAGAACACAACGATTGTTGTGATGATTGTTGGGAAGAAAATAAAGATAAAACTTTAAGTGATTTAGAAAATGGCTGAAGAAATAAATAATATATTGGATGCATTAGTAGATGATTTTAGGTATGTATTAGATCTTGCTATCGAATGGATGGATGATCCAAAATCATTCGAGCCAGATTATAGAAAACTAAATGAATTATTAGATATTTTTGATAAGTGGTTTAAATGAAATTGAACAACATATTAAAGGAATTGGCAACAGTCAAAGACTTGTTGCTACAAAAATATGGAGAAGTAGAAGAACTTCGAGAAATGAATGAAAATCTTAGACAATTAAACGCTAGATTATCTAAACAAGTAAAAGATTTAAAAGAGCATAGCGCTAAAGTAGAAAAAAATAACAAGATGTTGAAGGAGCATGTACAAGGAAAATCCGAAGACAAAGGGTAGTGGAATATATGCTGTAATTCCGCAAACAGGTCATTGTCCTAACAATTGTGATGATTGTTTCTTCCAATCAGGTCGTTCTTTCTTAGAACCTTTGGATGAGAATTTACCCAATCTTTACGATTATAAATATCTTGAAGAAATGTATAGTAAAGTGTTTAGGATAAATGATGGAAACGATAGTAATGTTGACAGAGAAACTGTTATGGAAAAGACAGGCAAATATCTGTTGAAATTCTATAATACTGCTATCCCAAGAGACTTAGAAGAGTTTGATGCTCCATTTGTTTTGACTATAAATCCGGGGTTTATGACTGATAGAAGTTGGCATAAACTTATAGAGATTCCAAAGAATTTAATGTTTGTAAGAATAAGAACGAACTGTTGGAATTTAGAACAAGTTGTCAAACCAGCGGTGAAATACTATACTGAGAAAGAAGTACCAGTTGTATTAACATTCATGGCTTACTTTGATACTCCTATTCCAGAAGGATATGAAGATGATTATATATTTAGAAAGAGAACTCTTAACTCTTACAATGCTATAACTACACAAGCATGGGAAGAGATTATGAGAATGTTTAAATATAATGCTTATGTATATTCTTGTGGAAAGATTGAAGGAGAAAAAGGAACAACCAAATGTGCCAGATGTGGTAATTGTATAAGAGAATTTTTTGTTACAATGGAACGAATGAAAGATGAGTTATAATAGACGAATAGAAGAAGGATATAAAAAAATAGGAAAAAAATTAGATAAAGACGGCAATATTATGAAAAAAATTTATTTTGCTCATCCATTTGACAAATGGAATAGCAAACGAGAAGAAATGATAGAGCAAACATTATCAGAGAGAGGTTACGAAGTTATAAATCCTTTCAAAGAAGAGGATAGACTAAACGAAAAATATGGCGTTAATAATTACTACGAAGATCCAACCTATGAATTTGCCAGAGATATAGTTGACAAGGATTATCAGATGGTCAAAGATTGTGATGAATATTTTGGTTGGTTTCCAAAAGATGTCACAATGATTGGTACTCCACTTGAACTGGCTTGGGCAAAAGATTTAGGTAAAAAGATTACAGTGCTTTGCTACAAACCACAACCTTTCTTATGGATGTATGCTGATATATTTTATATAGGATACGACAATTTTAAAAATGATGTTAGATTCTACGATAAAGAAGTTCATTGAACTATTTGGAGAATGTTTGGAAGACGATAAGAAAGACTTGCAAGAGTATGTTGTGCAAGCCTCCGCTTCTAGGATAGAGGGTATTATAGAGTTGAAAGGATTTTATAAGACACATACTCCAAATGAAACATTTTATAGTTTTGCAGATTTACCAAGAATTATTGAGAAAAAGAATCAAGTTGTGGCTCTTGGTAATAAATTCTTTCCTTATGAAAGAGTTAGGCAAGTGTTAGAAAACTTCTTTGTTAATAATGTCGAAGTAGGTCTCTATCATGGAAAAGGAGCTTCTGCTCTTGTGTTTAAACTTGATGAAGAATATGGAATTATGATGGCAAATAAAGTAGAGAAAGAAAAGAAAGATCCCAATGAAGTATTATATAGGTGGGATGATTTATTTTTCCACAAAAGTTTTGGAGATGATATGGAATTATGAATTTTTTATTGACAAGTGAAATGAGAGTTGGTAGTAGGTGGATTCATTATTTACTCCAAGATATAACAGGATATAAAGTAAGTCCAGAAATAGATGTATCCAAACTTGCTACTTCAGAAAAAACAGTTAGAGGATATTTCCATCAACAAAGAATTCCAAAGTATCATCACGCTACACAATTTCAAATACTCCGACATGTTAAACCACATGATTATAAGATAATTGGAATTGTTAGAAATCCCTTAGATAGGATTACTTCTCTTACATTTCATCAACGATATAAGCCTCCAGGCAAAGGATTATCAAGTATAAAAGAGGCAGAAAACGATATAGATGCTGTGAAGGTTGCTTTCTATCACAACGATTATAGAAATGACGACGAAAGACAGTTTATCTTAATGACTCCAAGATGTTCAACAGTAGCTTATAGAAACGAATTCTCTAATTCATTAGATTGGAAATATATATGGACAACTTATGAATGGCTACAAAGAGATACAGAAATGGAAATAAGAACTATATTAGATTTCTTAGGTTTTGAAATAGACGATGTTGTTATTAAGAATAATATAAGAAAGCATTCATTTAGAAATAAAAGTGGTAGAGAACCTGGACAAGAAAAGAGAGTTGATGAGTGGAGAAGAAAGGGAGTTAATGATGACTGGAAGAATTTCTTTACAAAAGAAATGTATGAAGACGGTAAATTAGCACAAGAAACATATAGAATGCTAACAGCAAATGAATTATATTTAGTGGTGGAATAGATGGAAAGTGAATATAGATTTAGAGCATTACCAAAACAATCGAAGAGCAGGATAAATTCAATGTTTTATTTTTGTCCTTATCTTGCTTATTGCAATGATTATTTAGGAGAAGAAAGAGGAGAGGGAACAATAAGAACTTCTGTAGGAACTGATGTGCACATGATTCTTTCTGAGTTTTGGAAACAATTTGATATAGATTATTTATATGAAGATATAGAAATTAATCCTAATAAAGATTTAGAAAACAACCCAATAACTTATTACTTCTATGGTATTTGTATGGAGTTAACTCCAGAATACGATAGAGAAGTTCAAGTATTACAGAGAATTTATTGGAAGTTTGCTAAGTTACAAACAGCAAGATTCTTATCTTTGTATCAAATGTTTAAAGGAAATAAACTAAGAGTGTATGAATATTTTACACCAATAGAAATTGAACAACACTATTATAATGAAGATTTGGAAATTTATGGCACTCTTGATTGTGTTTATAAGATTCCAGAGCTAGGAGAAACATTAACAGAATCATTATTTATTAGTGATATAAAGACTGGTAATATACCAGCCAGCGTTAGGAGAGGCGCTACAAATGTTAGCGATGAAACATCAGTAAAAGTTCCTCCTAAATTTATGTTTGAAATTCATTTCTATGCTCTTTTGTATTTGACTCAACATGGATGGTATTTTAAAGACGAAAGAGTACAACGATTTGTTTTGAATAATGAATATTATGACGAGGTATCAAAAACTTATAAGAGTTTTGGACTAGGAAAAACGAAAGAAGAAGAGCAAAATTTACAGAAGAAAAAGAAAAAATATATTAGTAAGATAGATCATAAACTACATATTTATAATTACGCACTTGAAAAAGAAATAGAATTAAATTATGGAGATTTAAATGTTGGTTATCTGTTCTTAACAGGAGATCCTAGCATTAAAGATCCTGTTGTTGTTAAAAAGAAATTTACTTACTCTTCTTTTAAAACTGCTCTATTAAAAATTAATTTAGCAAGAGCTATTTGGTTTAATAGAAACGATGATAGATTCTATCTTGTTAGACTTATGAAGACAAGACCAGAATACAATCAATATCGTTGTGATAATTGTAGTAGAAAAGAAAAATGCTTAGCAGAAATTGAAGCAGAGTTTAAAGGTGAAAAATAATGGAATGGAAAGAAATTAAATGCTTTTATTGTGGTAAAGTTTTTTATATACCCATTACAAGCGAAATAGAAAAAGGATTATGTGAAGAATGTTACAAATATTTAGGTGTTTAAAATGTGTTGGGAACATGAACAAGAGTATTGTGATATGTGTTTTGATTTCCTATGGAATGATTATAATTTATTTGACGGAGAATCAATTGTTCCTCTATTAAGAGGATATAATATAGAGTTTAAAGATCATCAATCTGAAGTAGAATGTAAGAATAAATTTTTTGATTTCTTATCAAAGTGTCACGATGAAGGATTAATCAAAACTGTGGTAGAAGTAGAAGATTTTAATGAAGATGAGTAAATGGTGTTTATTGAAACTGGTGTCTCTAATCGAACACCTTTTAGGAAGATGTTTACATCTCAACAGGATGCTGTTAAAGATTTCAATAAGTATAAAGAATTTACTAACATCTATCACTCTATTTATTGGTTCAAAAATAAAGAAGAGAAATTTGACGAATACGGTAATTTCATTAGATTCGGTCCCGATTATAACACTGCCGTCATCACAAAGATTAGCCTTGACTTGGATTCGTACAGAACTTTGCGAGTTAATGGAGATATTGTGGAAGTATACACAGACGAAGGATTAATTTCTCTTAATAAATTTGCTGAGTGGTGTGATAAACACAACTATATGAGAGAATATGTCTTTAGCGGAGGAGGGTTTTATGGGATTGTTGCTGCTGAAGGCAATTGTCTTAAATTAAGGGATGGAATGCTAAACCTAGGATTAGAAGCTGGCGTTAGTATAGATCCTGCTACTGTTGGAGACACAAGCAGAATGAGAAGAGTGTTAAACTCTTACAATTTTAAAGAACATAGAAAATGTTATTGCATTCCATTAACAGAAGAAGAAATTAAATTAGATTATCACGAAATAAGAAAATTAGCTCAGAAACCTAGGTTTAGACAAAAATATGTTTACGGTTCTAAAACTTATAACTTAGAAAATTTCAAGATTGATTCTTACAAACTTGAAAAGAAAGAATTGTTTGTTGAAATAGAAAAGAATCCAGATGCTGAGAAAATTCTGGAGAAGTATGGCTGGGAAACAAACGATTTTTGCGACACAATTAAACATCTTATAAGTAAGGATTATTTAGGTCATTATTTAAGATTTGAAATGATTAAATATTTAAAATCTGTTGTTAAGATGAAATTTGTTGATTGCGTAAATTATATAAATGCTTTGTTAGGTGCAGAAGGAAAGCATTCTCTTACTGAAGGACAAGCAAAATATGTTTATGGAAGAAACAGAGTATTTAATCCAACTAAACTAAAAGCATCTGGTTTATGTCCAGCCAATTGTTACAAGTGTTTAAGATTGAGGGATTTAATATGACTATGTTTGATGAAATAAACGAATATGCTGATGGTTTGAGAGATAAAGGTTATGCAGTTCATGTAGAACATTATGAAGATGGCAATCACGAATTAATTTCAATTACAGTTATAATAGATAAAAAAAGAAATAGAGGAAAAGATTTTTATGGATAAAGCAGTTTGTATATGGTTTTTTGGTTTGTCTGGAGCAGGAAAAACAACAATTGCAGATAAACTTAAAGATGAATTTTTAGTAAGAGGATTAAAAGTTGAAAGATTAGATGGCGATATTGTAAGAGGAGCCTTAACAAGAGACTTAGGATTCTCTATTGAAGATAGATTTGAACACATAAGAAGAGTTGTGTTAGTAGCAAAGATGTTAATTAAGAACGGAATTAATGTTATAGCTTCTTTTATTACACCATTAAGAGCTATGAGGTATTATATTCAACAAGAGCTTGGAGATAAGTGTTTACTTGTTGAGTGTCAGTGTGATATACATACTTGTATGGAACGAGACATAAAAGGATTATATAAAAAGTCATTAAATGGAGAAATAAAAGATTTTACTGGATTAACACAACCTTATGAAGAAGGAGAAGGAGAAGTGTTTTGGTTCTTAAACACAAATTCTTATGAGCCAAATGACTCATTAAAAGATTTATTAGAAACATTTAAAAGTTTTAAAGTATTTGAGTATTTGATGGAAAAATGATCGTTATAGATGTTGGGGAACCTCCAGAAGTATTTGAAATGTTTGAGAAGAAAGGAATACCTTATGTTAGAGCAGAAATAAGAATGTTCTATTGTGCTGATTGTGAAAAAGTTTACATACACCAACCTGAAACATGTGAATGTGGTTCTGATGATATAAGAGCTGATAGAGTAGGTGACTTCACTAATACAGATAGAACATGGGTTATAGAAAGAAAGACAGAATCAGATTTTGTTGGTTCTATGCTTGATAAGTCTTTACATGCTCAAGCAGCAAAGATGGCTAAATATTATTCTGGATGGAAATTTGTTTTTCTTCAAGGATTTATATCTGTTATGGTAGATGATCCTCATCATAAAGGAAATATAAAACCTTGGATAAGATCAATGAGAGTGACATTAAGAAAGTACGATGTATGTATGTGGCAATGTGATGATTTAAGTCAGTTAGTCGATGAGGTTTTTAGAGTTGAACAAAAAGCTGGAGAACAACCAAAGATATATGATAAGATAGATGATAAATATAAAGGATGGTCAGATTCTAAGAAGTTTATTTGTAAATTGATTGATGTATCAGATAAGAAAGCTGATATATTATTACAAGAATTTGGTAATCCAGTGGGAGTTCTTGAAGCCATACTATCAAGTGAAGCCACTTTTACTAGAACTGGCAATCCAAAAGGAGTTATTGGTCCTATGGAAAGTGTAAAGGGTTTCGGTCCCAAATTTATAATTAAAAATAAGAAGATGTTATATGGAAGCTGAAGAGAAACTAGAAAGGATAGAAGAGAGTCTATATTTATGGCTTATAGATACCAGTGCTGGAGATAGAGACGATTATGTTATTGGAGACCTATTTATATATAAAATAATCCACGAGTTCTTTCCAGATTTAGCTAAACAAGTAGAGGAAATAAAAAAGAACCCACCAATGAGAGTAAACTATCTTGGAGACAGTTAGAAACATAATTGCACAAGAATGTACAGATTTTGTGCGTTATGGTAAAGGAAATCTAGTGTATAGAACATTCACAGGTTCAGGCAAAACAACTACAGTATTAAAGACACTGTATGAATCTAAGGATGGATTTAGCTGGATGTACTTTGCACCCTATCACAAAGTAATACAAGAGAATATGGAATTGTCAAAAGTGATAGAGTTTTCTAATGATTGGATTCATTTATTATCTCGAAAGTATTTATGCTTGGATAAAGACTTTAAAAAATTGACAAAACATGGTGTAAATATTCAACCTTTTTGTGAGAATTTTTGCACACTAAAAGATACTCGTTGTCCTTATTATGAGAATCTACGAAAGTTAAGAGACTATCCTTATTGCTTTGCTGGTGTTCATGCTCACATTCCAACATTATTACAAAAACTATTATTTGAGAAATGGAAAGGAAGAATGTTCTTTTCTTATTATGATGTCATTGTAATAGATGAGTTTCCTTATAGTTCTATTTATAGCCAATTGTCATTAGGAAGAAAAGACATAGCTAAACAAATAGATGTTTTAGATTTAATGGGGTTGGGCGGTAGATTAGACCATGTAATAAGATATTTATTAGAAAGATTACTTCTTTCTGTTGATAGCGCAAAAGGATTAGACTATGATGATTTAGAAAGAGTCTTAACAGAAGCAAGAGGATTAAATGTAGATACATATAAGGAAGAATATGACTTACAAATGTTAGAGTTGGTTAGGAAGAAGAAAATTAAAAATCCACCTAAGGATATCTTACATTATTTATTGGAAATTCTTAAAAGACATCCTTCGAGAGACAAATTAGAATGGATGATTCACAAGACAGTAGAAACTTCTTGGCACAATTCGAAATTATATCTTACAATTTCTAATATACCACACTTTAAGAATTTACCTAATAAAGTTATAGCATTAGATGGCACAGCAGATTTACCTATTTGGAAAGCAATATTAGGAGAAGATACAACAGCAATAACATTTGATTTACAATATAAAAATATGTACCAAATGATTGGTGCAAGAAATCCTACAAGTACAATAGTAAAAGCAGGAGAATTTTCTCCTTCTGGTGTGAGATTATATGAGATATTAAAAAGAATTTGTGAATATAAGAAAAGAAAATATAAAGTATCGGGTTATAAAGTAAAAGAAGTTAAAGTTTTAATTTGTTGTAGTTATAGGATACAAAAATTATTAGAAAAAGAATTTAAGAAGGATAAAGTAACAAATTTTGAGTTTGCTACTTTTTATAATTTACGCTCACGAAATTCATATTTCGAAGACTGTGACACTTGCGTTGTATTCCACGAGCCAAATATACCGCCGTTCCAAACAGAAATAATAAAGAATGTCCTGGACTTTGATTACGACACAATTAGATTAATTCATAGAGAAGACGAAATGAAACAAGGGATTGGTAGAGCAAGACAAAATATACCGGTAACTCCACAAGGAAGAAAGAGAGAGAAATTACGGGAGATATTTATATTCTCTTCTACTGGGTATAAGAAATTATTTCCAGAAGCAAGATACATGACTTACGAAGATATGCTTTCTTATGTGACAGGAGGAAAAAAGAGATTATATTTTGATACAGTCAGAGATTTTATAACAGAACATACACCAATTTCAAAGACAAAATTAGGAGAACATTTAGATTTATCATACACAAAAGTAGATAGACTAGTTAGTATATTAGAAAAAGAAGGAGATGTAAAAGTAGAATGGGGCAAAATCACATGGATCAAGCCTCCTACTTTAGAGGATGAAGAAAGATATTTAATAAAAATAGGAGGCGTAGCATGGTAACGATCACGGATGAAGAGTTTAAAGAATATATGGCTCTCAAGAGAAAAGAGGTTGAGAGACAAGAAGCAATCGACAAGACATTATCTAAAGGGGTAGAGGCAATAAGAAGATGGAGAAGTGATTTAAAAACTCCACGAGGTTACGCCACAATATTTGCAAATATATTAAATGAAGAATGGAAGAGAAGAGATTACCCAGAAACTTTCATTCTTGATAGATGGAAAGTAGTTAAAAAATATTTAGCTCCTGTTATATATGTTAAAGACGGAGTGCATAATATTCGACATACATTTAGACGATATATGAAAGAGTATGGTTGGTATATGAGAATCAATCGTACCTATGGTCTTTTTGAAGTAATGAAGATTATTTAAATACCTATATTTAAAAAATAATAAAACAACAACTATATGAATAAATATGTTAATTGACAATACTAGAAATAGAATTGTGTGTTTATCACAAGATCCAAAAACGATATTCAGCTATGGACTTCAGGTTCTGGAGTTGATTAAAGGACTTCCTAAGTTCCAGTTTCATGTAATCAGCTCACAGTATCAATACGGTCGTCCATACGAGGATAAGGATTACCCGTATGTAACTTGGGCAAATGAGGGAGACGGAGCAAGAACAACATCAACCTTGAAAAAGGTTATTGAGTACACTTATCCTGTTTGTGTTTTTTCTATGGGTGATATACATCACCATCCAGGAGTTAATATCGGCAAACCTCTACAAGTTCCTTGGGTTTCTTGGTTTCCTTGGGATAACCACGATGTACCTGCAATGCTTAGAGCACAACAAGCAATACTATCACCTGATATAAAAATCACAATGAATAAATTCTCTTTCGATTTGATGAATAAATACAATCTACAAATTGATGATTGGATTTATAACATTGTTAATACTCAAGTGTTTCGACCATTAACAAAAGAAGAATTCGACAAGCAACAAATGATTTTACAAAATCCAAAGATTGCTGATAAGAAAATTTTATTGTTTGTAGGAAGACCTTCTTGGAGAAAGAACTTAGAATTTTTAATGGGTGCTTTTAAAGAATTATGTAGAAGAAGAGATGATGTATTGCTTTATCTACATGTTGACTTCCAAGATCAGGGAATACCAGATAAACCAGATTTAAACAAGATAATTCACGGCTTAGGATTGAAAGATAAAATGTTGTCTACTGAACAAAACAGATGGACAACTGGAGTAGATTCATCTTTTCTTAATAGACTCTACAATCTTTGTGATTTATATGTTTCTCCACATGGAGGAGAAGGATTTGGTTTGCCTGTTTGTGAAGCAATGGCAACAGGAATACCGTTTATAGCAACTGATTGTACTTCTATGCCAGAATTTGCAGGTAATGATGAAAGAGGTCTCTTAGCAAAGCAAGAAAAAAGTGTTAGAGAGAAGGGCGTTTTGAGACCTTGGGTTGATGTAAAAGACTTTGTTAATAAGATAGATTATCTCTTAGATAATGATGATGTAAGAAAGAAAATGGGTCAAAATGGAATGAAATGGGTTAAAAAGAATTGTTCTCATAATGTAGTCATTCCTAAATGGAGAGATGTATTTACAAGATTAGAAATACCATTTTGTAGTGTTGATAAGAGGGCTACTGAAGTTGAGTGGTCAGAAAAATATGCAAGTATGGAGATGGTGCCAGAACAATGATTGATGTAACTTGGCTTAATAACTTTGGTCCTAACGGATATGGTATTTGTGGAAGAGGATATGTGAAAATTCTCAGAGATCTCGGTTATAATATAAAGATATTTCCTTATCCTTATATGGATGAGAAAGATGAATTATTCCCTCTTACAAAAACTAAAGTAGAAAATCCTTTAGATGTTTATCACGCCATACCAACTGTTTTAAAAGAAGCATTTTATACAGTTACCGAAGTTAGAACGCCTCCAGATTTTATGGCTTATCCATTAAAAGAAGCAAAACTTATTTTGACACAATCTAAATTTTGTAAAGAATCATTCAGTAAAGTTACTGATCCTAAGAAAATACATGTTGTTAATTTTCCATTCTTTAAAGATGAATTTCAATCAGTTGGTCCAGTATACAAGTTACACATGAATAAAAAACATAAGTTTAAATTCTTTAGTGTGGCTAGGGTTGATGTAAGAAAGAATGTGGATGTATTAATGAGAGCATTCGCTGAAGTGTTTGGTAATAATAAAGATGTGTGTCTAATAATGAAAATGGGAAGTGATAGATATTGTATTCCTAAAATGTTTTATGATTTAAAACTTCCTAAGAATATTTATTGGATGACTGAATATGTTGAAGATACTTCAATGCTTTATAGAGCAATGAATGCTTATGTTACTGCTGATTGTGGAGAAGGATGGGGCGCACCAACAACTGAAGCAATGTTAACTGGTTTACCAACAATTGCTCCAAGACATTCTGGTCATTTAGATTATATGAACGACGATAATTCATTTATGATAGAAGTTGGAGATTGGGAATACATTGGTTATAGAAAAGATAATTTGTATCCAGATTTGTTAGCTCCTCAATTAGAGTGGAAAAGACCAGATGTAGAATCATTAAAAGCACAGATGTGGGATTGCTACCAGAAATTTAAAGATAGAAACAGGGATTCAGTACTAGAAGAACCAATGATTAAAAATGCTTTAGAAGTTAGAAAAATTGTCAACAAAGATTATGTTGGAGCACAATTAAAACAAGCATTAGATTGGTATGAAGGTGAATATAGATAATGCCAAGAGAAAAAATAAGAATATCGTTAGAAGAAATAGAGGAAGCAAAGTCTAAGTTTCATACCTACACCGAACAAGCAAAATATTTAGGTGTAAGTGATGATGTTTATAGACGAGAAAGAGAACGAGCAGAAAAGCTAAAGCAATTCCAAAATAAGGTTCAATACTTAACAGAGAGAGATCCTAAGTTAGAACTAACAAAAGAGAAAAGCATAGCAATTCTTAAGAAAGAATGTGAAGAAATCTATTCCAGATCGAGAAAAACTATTGGTTATAATGAAGTCACATTTGACTTAGGAGACGATGACGCAGGAGTTAAATTAGATTGCGACTGGCATATAGGAAATGAAATGACAAATCTACCATTGTGGGCACAAGATATAGAAACAACAATAAAAATACCAAGATTATTTACTGTCTTAGATGGGGATTACACAGATAATTTAGATGCAATAAGCAAAGGATATGAATCTATAATAACTGTGCCAGAAGCTAAGGATAAAGTTAAGGACGCAGTTATGATGATGGGCAGAAAGATTCTTGGCACAGTTCAAGGATGCCACGATGAATGGTTCTTTAAACAAGATTCATGGGATATCTCACAATATTTAGCAGATCATTCCGATGGATACTGGCTTGGCTTTAGAGGAATATTAAATCTAATTATCGGTGAACAAAAGTATCGAATCTATGTAAGGCACAAATATAGAAGACACTCTACTGACAATGAAACATGGGGTATGTTGTATAAATTTAGAAAATTAAAAGAACCTGTTGATATTATGATGGGTGCACATCACCACCATCCAGTAATTTCATCTGTATTCGAAAGAGGTCAGCTGGTTTATCTTTGTCAAGGTGGTTCTTATAAGCCTTATGACAGATTTATAGAACATAGGGACATAGTGGAAGGAACACCCTTAATGCCTGCTTTCCTGTTGAGAGCCGATAGACACGAGATTATCCCATTTATTGATTTCAATGAGATAGAAGATTATTTATAATTGTTTATTTCTTTTAAAAATAAGAAAATACGCTTTAAATAATGTTAAAACAACTATATAGTATGAGCTTTGATATACGGAATTTGCAGGGAAACGAAATTGTAGTCTTTAAAGAGATGTTAAAGAAGTATACAGGCTACGACAAAATAGATTTATTGATACACAAGACACTAAAATGTCTGGGGATTTCAAAAAATGATTTTCTTAACCGAAACGCTAAACAAGAAAAGAAAGAAGAGTATATCAAGCAAAACGCACCTGCTCCAGAACTTTACTTTTGTGATGGTGATAAGTGTGAATTTGATCCTACTAAGTTAGGAAAGTGTTAACTCCTCTTATTTTTAACAAAAACTATCTTTTTTTTCTTTTTTAGAAGCTTTTTTTATTTTTTAATATCAAATACTATTAAAAAATTTTTATTGAACTGTGTTTGTTTTTGAATATTGATATGAAAAGAAGCTCCCTACTATAAACATGTAATAGTCTGGGGATAAAAAAATCAGCGTTTTAAAACGAGCTAGGTTAAATGATGATCAGAGCTATAACTTTTTCTTGCAAAAACTATATTTATTCTCTCATTCTGTTGAGACTTGGGCTATAAAATTACTTGACTTTAGTAAAGTTTTAAAGGTACCTGCATCTGACCAAAATTTATCTAATATCCTATACTTTACATTTACATTCTTAATATAACAATTATTTACATCGGTAATTTCTAATTCTCCTCGTTCAGAGTAACCAACTTCTTCCATGATTGTTTCTATTACTTTAAAAATTGCGTCGTCATAAAAATATAATCCAGTTACGGCAAGACTTGATTTAGGAAATTGTGGTTTCTCTTCAATAGAAACAATTAGATCATTATGTATTTCTGCAACACCAAATCTATTAGGATGATCAATTTCTTTTAAGAATAAGTAACAACGACCATAATCATTTTCAAATTCTTTTACTTCTTTTTCAAAAGTTTCTTCAAATATATTATCTCCTAATATTACAGCTATATTGTGTCCTTCTACTATGTTTTTAGTAAGATATAATGCTTCTGCTATTCCGCCAGATTGTCTTTGATAAACATAATTCAAATTACATCCTAATTGTTTACCATCACCGAGTAGTTTAATGAAATCACCAACAGATTCACCACCTAAAACAATAGTTATATCTGTAATACCAGAATCAACTAAAGTTTTAATTGGATAATATATCATTGGCTTATCATAAACAGGAAGAAGGTGTTTATTTGTAACTTTAGTAAGAGGATGTAATCTACTTCCTGTTCCTCCAGCTAATACTATTCC